GCTGGGCCCGCAAGCTCTGCTTCGAGCTGATCAAGCGCGGCTTCTGGATCGGGTCCTTCACCTTCGACGGCTTCCAGAGCGTCGACACGATCCAGATCCTGACCTCCCACGGCATCCTCTCGGAGCGCGTTTCCACCGACCTGAAGCCCGACCTCTGGAAGACCCTGAAGGACGTGGCCAGCGACAGTCGGCTCAAGATGCCGTTCAGCCAGCGGCTCCAGAACGAGCTGGAGGGCCTGTCCCGAGTTAATGGCAAGGTCGATCACCCCGTGAACGGGTCGAAAGACGAAGCAGACGCCTTCGTGTGCTCTATCGTGGGGGCTATCGGTATAGGCGGCGAGGAAACCCCCGACGGCGAGGCCATCGACTCTGGCGGCTCACTGTTCATGTTGGGGGAGCAGCTGGCTCCACTGGAGTATGGACAGGGAGCCTTCGAGCTTCCATTCGGCATGAAGGGGATGAGCATCGGTGTCTAGTACCGCTGTAGAGGACAAGAAGAAGCCGTCCGAGCTGTACTCCGAGATCCCGGAGTTGGGCTACGAGCAGGGTGTGGACTCCTCCTTGGCGTACACCACCCCGTTCAACCCCGTCGCCATGGGCCTGAAGAAGACCCCCTCTGAGGACCTCAACGAGGTGCTCAAGGACGAGTACAACGTCACGCGCCCCACCACCCGCCAGCTCGTCACCATGCGCCGTCTGGACGGCCACGCCCGAGCCCTGTACCGCCTCCTGACGCTGCCGATCCGCGCCTCGCTGGTGTCGGCCACCTTCAAGCCCGCAGACGGCGGAGAGGCCGAAGGAGAGTTCATGGAGGCCGTCTTCCGGACGGCTCCGGCCAACGGGGGCATGACCACCACCTTCCAGCGCTTCATGGGCCAGATGCTGGGAGCCCTGTTCGAGGGCTTCTCCTGTTTCGAGAAAGTGTTCTGGGTTCCCACCAAGGGTCCGCTCAAGGGCAAGTACACCCTGAAGAAGCTGGCCTACCGTCCCTCCGACACGATGACCTTCGTGGCTGACAAGACCGGTGGGTTCGCCGGGCTCCGCCAGCGTGCTGTCGTCGGTGGCAAGGTCACCGACGTCTTCATCGAGCCGGAGTACGCGTTCTACTACTCCGCGCAGGAGGACGAGCGCAAGTTCTACGGCGTCTCCTTCTTCGAGTCCGCGTTCCCGCACTACGACGCCAAGGCCAAGGCCTACTTCACTGCCCACCTCGCAGCCCAGCGGGCAGCTGTAGGCACCCGGATCGGCACCGTCCCCCCGAATGCCTCCCAGAACGCCAAGACCGAGTTCGCGCGGAACCTGAGCAGCCTCGCGCTGGCCCAGTGGATGATGATGCCCGAGGGCTTCAAGGTTGAGGTGCTGAAGGAGGGCGGGACCTTCGACTTCCTGAACCTCATCAACCACCACAACCACATGATGAGCGAGTCGATCCTAGCGGCCTTCTTCGACGCCGACACGGGCGGTGGCTCCGGTGAGTCCGGCTCATTGGTGAACTTCGCCACCCCCGGTGACGACATGTTCGTCTTGATGCTGCGGGCGATCATGGACGACGTCGCCAACCAGATCAACCACTACATCATCCCCCAGCTGATCGATTACAACTTCGACGGTGGCAAGTACCCGACCTTCACGTGGGGCACCTTCACCGACGAGCAGCGCTCGGCCATCGCAGCCACCTTCGACAAGCTCGCCACCTCCGGGCAGTCCATGAACGTCTCCGAGGAGTTCATGCGCGAGCTGGAGAAGACGCAGGCCAAGGAGATGGGGCTGGAGATCGACTGGGAGCTGGTCGAGGCCCGGGAGGCAGAGGAGAAGGCCGTAGCAGCAGCCCAGTTCGCTGGCGGTGGAGTCGGCCCCGATGGTCAGCCCCTGCCGGGAGCCGCACCCGATCCTGCACTGGCAGGAATCGCCGGAGCACCCGGAGATGTCACCAATGCCGAGCTGGGTGGCGCACAGGACCTGACCGACGTTTTGGGAATCATGGCCAAGAAGGCAGACAAGGCCGCTGGCGCAGGATCCTCCACACCGCCCCCCGCTGACCCAGCCCTCAAGGCGAAGAAGACGGTGAAGCTGTCTGGCATCACCGATGACATGTTCGACTGGGCGCTCCAGATGGTAGGGATCGCAGGAGAGGACTACAGCGATGGCTGACGCACCCACCCCGGCAGTGGGAGTTCGCCGGGTACGCACCACCGAGGGGGCCCGGTTCTTCGGCCTCCCGGTCGGAGGCGAGATCGGCAACCGCTACGACCCCAACATGAAGGCTGCCAAGCGGGCTACCTCCCTCACCCGGCTGACCAGCCTCCAGCGCCAGTTCGCAGTGGCCAAGAAGACTGGCAACCTCTCTCAGATGCGCTCCGTGCAGGAAGAGTTCACCATCGCGGTGAAGGACTACGCAGCCACCAACGGCCAGCTGACCGACGTCCTCAGCGCGCTGGTCGGGTCCCGGGGACGGTCGGACATGGCGATAGACAAGCAGAGCCTGAAGTCCTGATGGCCAGCTTCGGGGAGCAGTTCGAGGCTTCCCGGAAGACCAACCAAGCCATCAGGGCTCTGGAGGTGTCTGTCCGGATGCGGATCGCAGAGGCCTTTGCGGATTGGGTAGACGGCAGGCACAGCGACCAGTCCGTGCGCTGGGCGATGGAGGCCATCATCCGTGACGCCTACCGCTCCGCCGCAGCTGTCGGTCTTGCCCACCTGTCTGCACAGGCCGGGGTCCCCCGATGGAAGCCCACCGGGATGAGGGTCGAGGTGCTGCGCTCGGCGTACCTCGACGGTCTACTGGAGGACGTCCGCAAGAACCTTCGTGAGTACAAGGCCGGACCCCACGACGACGCCGCCCGAGCACGCTTCGTTTCCAGAATCGCCCACAGCGCTGGAGTGGCAGCCAGCAGAGGTCACACCGATGCTCTCCTGCGAGGAGCCCGGGAGCTGGTGGACACCTACGGCTTCGTCGTGCGCAAGGTGTGGCGAGCCAACTTCGTCAACCATGTCCCCTGCGAGCTGTGTGGGGCACTGGAGGGCACGGAAGTGGGTCTCGGGGAGGAGTTCCCCTCCGACAATCGGCTGAAGGTCTACGGGGACCTGAAGGGCCCCCCGCGCCACCCCCGGTGCATGTGCTGGCTGGTGATCCTGATCGAGGGGCTGGAGAACTACAACGACTCGACCACCGAGGACAGCACCACCTCTGAGCGGGAGACGTTGTCCACCGATGAGGTCCAGAAGATGAGCCCCGGCTTCTTCGTCAAGATCGTCCACTGGCTCCGGAAGCTGGTCAGGACGCTGAGGAGTGCAGATGAGTGAGCTTCCACAGGCCCATGAGACCGTCCGGGTCACCTTCGACACCTACCTCGGAGCCGCTGAAGGACTCCTTCTGGTGCTCGAAGATGCCCGGGTCACCGAGTGTGTCTACAGCTTCACAGGGCTCTCCCCGAACAGGATTCTGAAGATGGGCCTCACCCTCCAAGGTGACGTGGCCGATCTTCTAAGGCGTGTGGAGCTGATTTCGGGTTCTCACACGGAGTGACTTCCAGTGCTTTCAGAATCTCTCTGCTGAGGACAACCACATTGACCGGCACAACTGGCGACCCGCTGATCTTGGAGCTGGCCCGAAAGGTCACCCTCGCAGCTCGGGGAAGCAAGACTCGGTACGTCCGCACCCCTGAAGGCTCCCGCAAGTACGGCCTGCCCATCGGTGCACCGATCACACTGGATGCGGTCAAGCGCGCTGCGATCAGGCACCCGGGCATGGTCGCCCCCGAGGACAGCGCCACCGGGAACGGTTCCTCGACGAACGCTCCCAGCTCCGCCGCCTCCAAGCCGTCCATCGAGGCCCTCACCAAGGCCCTCACCCTGCCCGAGTCCGACAGTCCGAAGATGGTCACCCCCAAGGGAGACCAGAAGGTCAGCGTCGGCGGAGCCACGTTCAACTTCCCCTCCGGTTCCAAGGTCTTCCGGCCCAAGAAGAACCCGGATGGCTTCGCAGTGGTCCGGGACCCCAACTACGATCTGGTGCTGATCACCTCCAACGGCACCGCCAGCGACATCTCCGGTGAGTCCGAGCACGTCCTGAACGCCCGACTCGACGACATCGGCCCGAACGACTCCGAGTTCAGCTCTGAGGAACTCGGTGCTCCCGCAGGGGATGCTGGGAAGCCCTCAGCAGGGTCTCCAGACCCCAACGCGCCCGACACGGCGGATACCACTGACTACGCCCAGTTCCCGTCCTACAAGGACGTTCCTGACTACCTCGACGACAAGTACATCGCCAAGGTGGTCAGCGGCCTGAAGGCCACCGGGATGGACGAGACCACCCTGAAGGCGCTGGAGGACCAGCTCCACAAGCAGAACTCCGACATCAAGGACCGCTGGACCGAGGTCAACGACCCCGACACCCACGCCCAGCAGAAGAAGATCAAGGAGATCGAGGACCAGATGGCCGCGCTTCAGGCGCAGCTGGAGGACCTGAAGACTCCGAAGCCGAACCCGACCCCCGGCAAGAAGCCTGCTCCCGACGAGGGCACGCCCCCCGCCCCCGACTACTTCGGCAACCCCAAGGGCACGGACTACGCCAGCACCCCTGCGCCGAAGGTCGACGGCGCTTCCGCGCGCAAGAAGAACGCCACGGACAAGGCGGTCTCCACCGACATCGCGGCCAACGGCATCGACGGTGAGAAGACAGCCGCGAAGCCTGCCGAGCCCAAGAAGCCTGCCGAGCCCAAGAAGCCTGCCGAGCCCAAGAAGCCTGCCGAGCCCAAGAAGTCCACCAACAAGGAGCTGGCGACCACGCAGGCCGCTTCAGTGCTGAACACCCTCAACGACGGCCCGCTGGACTCGAACAACCCGGACCATCAGGCCATGGTCGACTCGTGGGAGAAGTACCTCGACGCCAACCCCGATGTCGCGGATGCCCTGACCCCGAAGCCCAACGCCCCCGAGACGAACCCGGAGCACGACAAGCAGCTCGCTGGGCTGGAGAAGGAGGCCCGCAAGAACGCTCTGGGCCTCGCCTCCACCGAGATCGGTGGCCAGAAGGTCTGGGCCCGCCGCAACCGCCAGACCGACAGCTTCGAGTACTCCGTCGAGGACGTTTCTGGAAATGACAACGTCTTCAAGACGCGCGAGGAGGCTCTCGCTCACGTCGCTGCGAACATGCCCGAGCCTGCCCCTGAGGACCACGTCTCCAAGCGGGACACCACCAACCTGCCCCCGGCAGAGATGACTCCCGACGAGATCTCCGCGACCATCGCCGACCTCGAAGCAGGACAGGCCGAGTTCGGCTACATCAGCCCGGAAGGGGAGAAGCGCCTCTCCGAGCTGAAGGCTGCCAAGGGTGGCAAGAAGCGCGCCCCCAAGGAGGCAGCTCCCGCTCCGGTCGAGCCGGTGGTCGGTGAGTCTGGAGTGAACACCGACCCGAACATGAAGGACTACTGGACCAAGGGCGACATGGACACCCACGGCATCGCGCCGGGGCTGCCCGATTTCCCGCAGCAGGCCGTGAGCCGGTCCCAGATCTTGGAGGCCAAGCCCGGAGACAAGTTCCTGCTGAGCCACCCAGACGACCCGGAGCACAACTCCCTGTGGAACGTCGGCAAGGACGGCTACGCGCACTCGATCTCCGAGGGCGGGGATCCCATGCCTGCCCCTCTCACCGAGTTCGCGGAGACCATGGAGTTCGGCTTCCAGATCCACCCGTTCAAGGGCAACAGCAAGAACAAGAACCCCAAGCCTGACCCGGTCCCCGGCGACGTCGCCACGGAGACGTGGACTGCCAGCGCGCCCGAGGGTGCCTCCGTCCAGTCCAGCAACGGCCTGATCGGTGTGAAGGACCGGGAAGGCAAGTGGACCACCGCCATGGGCCCTGTGGCTCCGGACTACTTCGACCCCGCAGACGTCAAGGATGACGACTCCGCCGTGGTCAGCCCGACACCCACCCCGGACCACCCTCTCGGGGCCACCCGGCAGATCTCCTCTGCTGAGGACCTCAAGCTGGTGCAGGTGGGAGACTCTCTCGCGTTCAAGGACAGCGCCATGACCGGGACCAAGAACTCTGACGGCACATGGACGCTGGAGAACGACGGACTGGTCTGGAAGATGGACGATGCCAGCATTCTGGCATCGGTGGAAACTCCCGGAACCACGTGGTGGCACGTCCCCAATCAGGAGCTGGCGGGCGATGAGCCCAAGAAGAACTGGAAGCCCGGGGAGGCCATCAAGCGTCTCGGTGACCTGCTCGCACAGAAGGTCGGCACCAAGCTCCGCTACAAGTTCAAGAAGCCCAAGCCCGATGGCACTGCCGAGTCGGTCTATGTGGTGTACCCCGACGGGAAGCTCAAGAAGGATGGCAGCGCCCACTCCTTCGACTACTGGACCCTGAAGTCCTCCGTCGCCAGCGGGCAGATCTCCGTGCTGGAGGTCCCGAAGGACGACGTCGTCCTCAATGAGCCCGACGTACCCGCCATCACCAAGGTCGAGGACTACACGGTCGGCGACAAGATCGCCGACTACAAGCACCTGAAGGCGATGAAGGCCGGGGATCAGATCACGATGACGATCCCGTCGTCCAAGAACGGTGGCCAGCCGACCGCCGTGGTGCTGACCCGCACCGACGACAACAAGGACTCCGCAGGCTTCATGTTCCTCGTGGGCAAGAAGGGTGCGGGCTACAACGCTCTGGGCGAGAACAACGCGTCCATCTTCCAAGCCATCTACGACGGTCGTGTGCACTTCGGAGACATCACCCAGCTGCCGGATGCTTCCGACAAGGAGCTGATGGACAGCGGCGACTGGAGCACCGTCGCCGACATCCCGCTGTGGGATGGTGGACCTCTCGTTTCCGAAAAGGATCTGCGTACCTTCATCGACGCCCAGATCTACTCCCGCGCCATGCAGGGCTCGTACTACAACACCGACCTGCTCCCCTCCAACAGCCCCTTCAAGTCCGCCTCCCTGCGCAAGCAGATGTCCAAGATGGCCATCAAGGAGTACAGCAAGCCCGGGATGCCTGCGCGCCACAAGCCCGCCATGATCCGCTTCGCAGCGGAGAAGCTGGGGCTCCAGTTCACCGATCCGGGCTCCGCGCTGATCCCCGATGACCTCGAACTGAAGGACTTCAAGACCAAGGTCACCGTCGGCAGGTTCGCCAACAAGAACGGCTTGCCCTCATCCGAGGCCGACAAGATGGGCCCGGAGTCGCTGGAGGTCACCGTCGCGGACATCAAGACCGCCCTCGCGGTGCTCGACAGCATGGACGTGATGACCGAGGACGACCAGAACAAGGCTGACAAGATCCTGAAGCGGGTCATGGCCATGCGCGGCAGCGCCCTTCAGGACATGAACGTCGCTCTCGGCATCGCCGCCTACTACAAGGTGGGCCGCTCGCATGACGAGAAGCACAAGTCCAACTTCGGGTTCGCTGCTCGCCAGCACGACAAGCGCCGCAACAAGGCCATGCTCAAGCAGATGCTGATCGAGCAGATGGAAGGCCGGGAGCCCGGCTACTACGGCATCCCCGAGAACGAGGTCTGGTACGACGCCTACGACGAGAACGGCAACGGCATCGGGGTCAAGTACACCAACTTCTCCACGCTGACCCGGCCCAAGGTCAACAGCGACACCGATTCTGGAAACAAGAGCGCCTACGCCGACGAGGCCAAGCAGGCACTGGCAGAGGTCAGCGACTCCAAGCTCCCGGCATCCCTCACGGCGAAGGACTTGGCCAACTACCCCAAGTCCTTCCATGGCAAGGCCGGGACGATGACCCGGATGGAGTCCAAGGGTCCGGTCAGCTACCACGGCACGATCCACTTCAACTCCTACAACAACGAGCCGGGCGGGAAGCCGCACTTCAAGTACGACGACGGAGCAGGCGCAGGGTTCGCCTTCGGCCCGAACGATCTGGTCACCCTCGATGCTGACGTGACCAACACAGCTCTCGATGAGAACGTGGCTGCGGTCCTCGACGGTCCTTCCGTGCAGGCCTACCCCGTGACGTGGGTGCAGCCGAAGCCTTCCGAGCACCTGCCCAGCTACGTCGTGTCCAAGAGCGCGACCGAGATCAACGGCAGCGAGCACTCGATCTGGATCATCAACAACGGTGGTGCAGACGGCTACAGCTTCTCCCCGTTCCTGAACGGCTACCACGTCGAGCACGACAACCACGACAACCACTACCCCTCCGCTGGGGCAGCGCAGGCCGGTGCGGAGGAGTACCTCGCGGCCAAGGCCAACGTGCCTGATGCCGAGATCCCGCAGTGGGAGAAGGACCTGATGGACTGGTCCAACACCGTGGAGGTCACGACCAAGGTCAACGACACCCCCGGGTCCGTCGACCTGTCCAAGTCCATCCTGCCTGAGGAACAGCGTGGCCTCCCCGGTGATGGGCACGTCATGATCCACCCGGTCGACGGCAGTGAGCCGAAGCCTTCGTGGGGCAAGTACGGCGCTGGTGGTGTCGTGGTCACGGCCATGGACAATGGCGTCAAGAAGGTCCTCGTGGGCAAGCGTGGCGACCGGGATGAGTGGTACCTCCCCGGTGGTGCCATCGACCAGAACGAGACCGGCCTTCAGGGTGCGATGCGCGAGTTCTCCGAGGAGATCCACGGTGGCGAAGGCATCCTGAGCAACCTCAAGCTCGTTAGTGAAAACAAGGCCGTGATCGGCAAGATCTCCGGCACCGACAAGGACTGGACCTACTCCACCATCGTCACCGACCTCGGTCAGGTGCAGGACATCACAGCCCCCTCCTTCACTGAGGACTGGGAGCTGAAGGAGTACCAGTGGTTCTCCGCTGAGGAGCTGACTGCACTGGAGTCCACAGGGGCCCTGCACGCCGCGCTGTCTCACGGCAACCTCGCCAAGCTGGCCGGGTTCGAGACCGGCGACATGACCGTCCCCACCGCTGCCTACAGCAAGATGGGCCCCGACAACCTTGCGGAACCCAAGTACGACATCTCTGGCTGGACGAAGATCGCCGGAGACATCGGAGGGTCGAACCCCGGAGGCGTCTACCTCGACGAGAGCGGCAAGAAGTTCTATGTCAAGAAGGGCACTCCCGGGCACATGCACAACGAGGTTGTGGCTTCCGCCTTCTATCACCACTTCGAGGTCAATGCCAACGAGGTCGCCTTGGGCAAGGATGGGAACAAGAGCGACCGTTATCTCGTGAGTCCGTGGATCGAGAACGACGGCAAGGCACTGCCCAAGGCAATGGTCGGACAGGGCCCCACCGGCAAGGCGTTCCTCGCCAAGGTGCAGGAAGACTTCGCCATCGACGCATGGCTGGGCAACTACGACGTGGCCGGGATGGGCCCGTGGAATCTCGTTGCTGACAAGGATGGCAAGCCCCTCCGCATCGACCCGGGGGGTGCGATGGGGTACCGCGCCACGGGTGGCAAGAAGGACTGGTGGAGTGGAGACCCCACCGACATCGACGACATGCGCAACGGATCGACCAAGTCCCCCGGCTACTCCAAGCTGCCTCAGGTCTTCGGGTCGATGGATGACGAGGCTGTGGGTGAGTCCGCCAAGAAGCTGCTGAACATCACCCCGGACCAGATCCACACCATCGTCCACTCCTCCGGGTTCAGCGACGCCGAGAAGGCTGAGTTGTACGACACGCTGGTGGAGCGCCGCGCCAAGATCCTCGACCGGTTCGGGATCAAGGACGAGACCCCCAACGCCGCCGTGAACGCGGTGGCCACCATTCAGGCCCACAGCAAGGGACAGGGAGCCTTCAAGAAGGGCGAGGTCGCCCAGCTCAAGCAGACCGGCGAGAAGTTCACCATCACCGGCTCCAACAACGAGATCTCCTACGGCGAGACCTCCCCCGGCGTCTACGGGGCCTACCTCAACGACGAGCTGTCGGTGCAGGATGCTCCGTTCACGATCCCCGCTGGTGAGACCTACGCCTTCTCCAGCAACGACAAGGTCTACACGGTGGGGGAGAAGGTCAGCGTCTCCAACCCCGAGACCGAGAAGTTCAAGGACGCTGTCGTGCTCAGCGCTGACCCCTCCAGTGGACTGGTGGAGCTGGACTACGCCGACGGCACCCACGGCTTCGCGGACAAGACCCACGTCGTGAAGGCTCCCGAGCCGCTGGGCAGCAACAGGGTCCCCACTGCACTGCCGGATGGTTACAAGCCGGTTCCTGCTGGAGAGAAGATTCTCGCCAAGTACAAGGGCGCGGACATCTACGCGGTGACCAATGGGGACAGCGTCGACTACCACTACGGGCCGAACAATGGCTCCGAGTCGGGGACGGTCTTTCATGCTGGGGGCATTGACACGGCCTTCATCAAGGACCACAAGGCGATGTGGGACTCCTTCGACGAGGCTCCTGCTGCCGCGCCGGAGCCGATCCCCAGCTACCCCGAGGGGCTCAGCTTCACCCCGACGTACCAGCTGGCTGCGGGGGACAAGCTCTACTACAACTCTGACCAGTCGTCCATCACCATCGTCGAGGCCAAGGGGCAGGTGGTGCAGGTTTCTGCAAACCAGCCCAACGGCGACATGTACGGCGCACAGAGTGAGACGGCCAAGAGCATCAAGGAGTGGATCGCGGATCCGAAGAGCAGCTTCACTCCGGTGGAGGACGCCCCCAAGGCTCCCGACCTGCCCGCTCTGCCGTTCGTGTCCACCTACGTCCCCGAGGCGGGGGACCAGATGTACTACAACGAGGACGAGACCACTGTCTCGGTGCTCAAGGCCAACGGCGACGTGGTCCACGTCAGCGAGTTCAACCCCAACGGTCTCACGCACCCCAACGGCGACTCCATGAATGCAGTCATGAAGGACTGGTTCGCCGCCCCTGACAGCAGCTACCACCCGGTCCCCACTGGCACCCCGGACGCTCCGGCAGCCGCAGGCAACCCGGCACCGGCCACCATGCCCGACGGCTACGCCCCGATGCCCGAAGGCGCTCGGATCCTCGCCAAGCACACCAGCAACGGCAACTTCGTGGTCCGCCACGCCGACAACACCGCCCACTACTACTTCCCCGACGGCAAGGTGCAGGCTGCGCTGGCCTACCCCTCCGTCTTCGAGGAGAAGTCCGACAACTGGGATCCCTACGACAAGCCCGAGCCCGGCGTCTCCAAGAAGCTGCCGCCCATGACCGAGCTGCCGGATGGCTTCAAGAAGCTCCCGGCCAACGCCACCATCGTGGCCAAGACGGTCTCCCCCAGCCCCGCCTACGCCGTGGAGTGGAAGGGCAAGATCTGGTACTACAACCCCTCCGGAGCCGTCATGGACGCCGGAGAAGCTGGTGCGACCAAGCGGATGATCGAGAAGACCACCGACGGCTGGGTCATGTTCGAGAAGCCCAACGAGATCCTCGACAGCCCCAAGGCCGATGTGATCAAGGCCCCCGATAAGCTGCCCGCTGGTTACACCCAGCCCGCACCGGGATCGAAGTACATCGCCATGTACTCCGGAGCCTCCGGAGATGTTCATGCAGTGATGGGGGCCGACGGCAAGGTCTCCTACTTCTACGCCGACGGCAGCACCTATGAGCTGCCCGGGGACGGCGACGTGGAGGCCAAGAACCTCGCGAACACGGCCAAGTACGAGAAGAGCTGGTCGCTGTACGACGGCTACGACCTGCCGATGTCGGCCCCGAAGAAGAGCTTGCTGCCTGACAACTACCTTGCGCCCCCGGAGGGCTCCAAGGTCATCGCGGTGGACATGACCGGCAAGATCTACGCGGTCAAGCACCCCGACGGAACCATGAGCTGGGCCTACCCGTCCGGCTACAACTACGACCAGCCCGACCACATCACCGAGCAGACGGTGCTGGGGAACACGCACAGCTGGAAGCCGGTCGACCCGAGCAACCCAGCCACGGTCATCGACGCCAACATCGATGGGGTCAAGGACCACAAGGGCTCCGTGCTCGCCGTCGGCGACGACGTCACGGTCGTGAAGTTCAACAAGGGTGGACTCTCCAACAAGGCCAAGGTCGTTTCGATAAACAAGGTGACCGGCAAGGTCAAGATCGTCCGTCTGGACGACAAGGGCAACCAGCTCTGGGGCTCGGACGGCAAGCTGGTCTACTCGACGCTGGACTCCAAGAGCCTTGGCAAGGCCGCACCCAAGGTGGTCTGGGACTCCTCCACAGGCCTCCCCAAGGGCGTCTCCATGAGCGAGGGCAACCCGGACAGCCCGATGTATGGCAAGCCCGCTCCCGTGGCTCCCAAGGCCCCTGTGAGCGTCGGTGACAGTGCAGGCCCAACCCCACTCGATCTGTCGCCTGACTTCATGGAGCGGGCGGAGAAGGCCTATGCCGCCTACCGGGCGAAGCACTCTCCCGTTCTCGACCCCAAGGCATTGAAGGACTCCTCCACTGCGTGGAACCCGATCAATCAGGCCATGCACGGGGATCAGGCCCAGCTGGACCACATCAAGACCAAGGGCTACTTCGGCGACGAGCCTGCGCTCTACGAGGAGATTCAGGCCTCCATCGACAAGCTGAAGGCCAGTTACTCCGAGACCATCCACGCCTACGAGGTGCAGAAGGCCGAGTACGAGGCCAAGCACACCGAGTGGCTACAGGCCAATGGACACGCCTTCTACACCCCACTGCACCACGACGATCCCAGCGTGCTGGCGATGTCGGCAGATGAGTCCGACAAGTACTGCAAGGCGAAGTGGGGAGGCATCCTCAAGACGTTGTCCCCGAAGGCCCAGAAGGGACTGGACACCCAGAAGAACGCTTCCAACTGGCAGACCTACCTCCGGAAGATGCCCGCCAAGCTGGGCTTCAAGAAGGCAGACATCGCTGAGCAGGCCAAGACCGACCCCTACTCAGCCAAGATGGATGTCTGGGAAGGCTGCAAGCAGGCCGCAGATGAGGCTGGTCCTGTGGGCGAGGCCTTCCGGGCTTCCCGGACGGTCTCCTTCGACCGGTTCGTGCGGAACGATGGCAGCCGGTTCAAGGAAGGTGACGATCTCAGGTCCATGATCGGATCCATCCAGAAGGATCACGGGGCCATGGAGATCGTTCCCGGCTCGATGGACCACGGAGGTCAGGTCGTCAAGTTTTACAACGTCTACGTCGACCTCGTGGTGCCTCCGGAGATGAAGGGTGTCTACACAGGGGCAGGTAGTGGGAACCACAACAACACCGGGGAAAACGGCATGATCATGGAGCCCGGTCTGGCCATGTATATCTGGGACGTCGTGCCTTACAACGGTTCCTACAAGGTGATGGCGTCTCTGATTCCCCCGGAGGTCTACCCCTACATGAACTACTTCGAGGGAGACCCGGACAGCCACAACATCGTCGAGCCCAACAGCCCGCAGGCTGCGGCCATGAACGGGATGAAGAAGGCCAACGAGATGAAGGCCGACTACGAGGCTGCCATGGCCCTCTACAAGGCTCAGAAGCTGCCGAAGGAGTCTCCGGCGATGATTGCAGCGGAGAAGCTGAAGGCGGAGTACGAGGCCCTGATGGCGAAATACGCTTCGGTCGGCGTATCAACGAAGTGACAGTGCAGACAGGAGCACCGATGAGCAGCATGGCCCCACCCGGCCCGAACACCCAGCCGACGCCCGAGCAGATGGCCATGATCGAGGCCATGCAGCAGCCGTTCGAGCTGGTCCGCAAGGGCGCTGAGCGCTACGACGGGCTCGACCGCACCAAGCAGGGCACGTGGCGTGCGATCACCTCCCACGGGCTCCCCATGGGGCTGGCGTGGACCGACTGGGAGAACGGCTTCGACGTCCGTCCCCTGCACGACGGGGCGGTCTCTGTCCGACTGGGCAAGTACCCCGAGCACGCCAAGGCCGTGGGGGTCACAGCGTCGTGGGCGTTCACCACACTGGAGGAGTACATCAAGACCTTCGACCCGACCGACGAGGTGGCCATGGGTCCGGACCAGAGGGGACCTCTCTCGGGAGCAGCGGACTATAGCGGAGATGTCCCAAGTTATGGTACCTTTGTTGATACCGAAGAGGACTAGCAGAAGGGAAGGATCACAGTGCCACTGAAGCCTGAGTACGACGGCGACGCCATGAAGGCACCGGGTGCCTTCCTCGCTGTTTCCAAGAACAAGAAGACCGACGAGGTCCTCGGTCTCTACGTCATCTGCGATGAGGGCAACTTCATCCGGGGCAACGGTCTGTGGATCACCGCCACAGGGAAGGCCCTGTACCAGCTGCACGGCTCCCAGCTCATCCCGATGGACCCCGCGTTCATCGACACCTTCGACGAGATGGACAAGACCGGGCGGAAGCCCACCGATGACGAGATCACCGACGGCAGCAAGGTCACGGCCACCGCGTAGTTCCTGAAACAAGTCGAGCCCCTTCCCCTGTGGGAGGGGCTCTGCTGTGTCCTTGGTCCGATCTTCTTCAGCATGGATCAGTTCGTAGTCGTACCGGGGCCGAGGGGTGACCGCTTCGTCGAGCTGTCCCACACCGCCTCAGGGCGTGTTTTCCGAAAGCAGATCCTGCACTTCGGACAGCTGAAGTACCCCGGCGTCAAGGGCGGCTCGGTGCAGGTCGACCAGAAGTTCGCCGACACCCTCATCGCCAACTTCGCCGCAGGCGTGGCCGACATCGTTCAGGTCCCCAAGGTGAACGGCGACAACGAGCACACCGAGGATCCCGACCGGAACATCGGTGAAGTCATCAGGCTCTACAAGGCCGACGATGGCGTCTACGTCGACATCGACGTCCGTACCGACGATGCGGACAAGGTGGGCAAGACCCTGCTGGGGGCTTCCGCCATGCTCCACCTCGACTACATGGACACCACGAGCGGCGAACGGGTGGGTCCGACCCTCCTGCACACCGCCATCACCAACCGGCCCTATGTGACCAATCTCAAGGGTTTCGAGGAGGTCATCGCTGCCTCGCGCGGTGGGGCCGATCTTGATAAGCAGGTGCTGGTGCTTACTCCGGCAGACAACGAGGAGAACTTCATGACTCTGGAAGAGACGCTCGCCGCTCTCAAGGCCGACCACGGCATCGACGTGACCGCCCTTCAGGAGAAGGCCGCGCTGGCAGATGCGTCTGTCGCACTGAGCAACAAGATTCAGGAAGAGCTGGTCGGTACCGGCCTCCTGACCCTGAGCAACACCGACGAGACGGTCTCTGCTGAGGTCCTCATCGGTGCCGTCGCAGAAGCCGGGAACAAGATCGTCGCGCTGACCGCCAAGGTCGACACGCTGGTCGAGGCTTCCGCCAAGAGCGCCGCCGAAGCCGCAGTCGAGGCACTGGTCCTCTCCGGCCACATCCTCCCGAAGAACCGTGAGGCCATGGTCGAGCTGAAGCTCTCCAACGCCGAGCTGTTCGACAAGGTCCTCCCGGAGAAGCCGCTCGTCAAGCTCTCCGCAGAGGGTGGCGTCGAGACCACCGACGACGCGCACGACAAGACCGTGGAGGACGAGATCGCTCGCCTCAGCGCGGTCGCCGACAAGCAGACCGCCGCGTACGTCCGCTCGTAGTACTCAGACCCGACCAGAACTCTCAGAAGGAGAACACCAGAAATGACCACCGAATACTACGGAAACTCGATGCCCGGTGCGGGCTTCGTCACCTCCGACACCACTGTCGACGACGAGCTGATGTACTCGATGGTCGGCTACACGCAGAAGGGCGTCACCCTGAAGCCGGGGCAGGGCGTGCTCCTGCTGGGCACCTTCATCAAGCAGGACGCCGGTTCCAAGATGTACGTCAAGACCGCTGGCACCGACGGTGAGGGTGTGCTCCGCAAGACCACCAACACCGGCTCCGACGTCAACGGCCAGCGCTGGCAGGGCAACATCGTCCTCACCGGCCTCCTGAAGCTCGACAAGGTCTCGGCAGCCAACTCCGGGGTCACGCTGACCTCGGTGCTGGGTGCGCGGGTCAACACCGTGCTCGGTTTCTTCAAGTTCTGAGCAAGGACCTCTCCCGGTCGGGATTCTGAGGTGATGGAAGGGCCCCCGGCCCTTCCTGATCCTGAGTAGCTCGGAAGGCCAACTCAATCCAGATCAGGCAAGTGACCGGTAACCAATCCGGGCCGCAGATCGGGCACCTAAGCCGGTGTCGCTGACTTCCCAGAAACCACTCTGGCGCGACGAAAGGACAACTTCAGTGCCCGAGATCTCTCTGCTCCAGCCCACGGTGCTCCGTGGTGTCGTCGAGCGCTTCACCGCTCCTGAGTCTCTGGAGATGCTCAGCCGCGTCCCGCAGACCCCCCACCCGTTCCCGACGGTGCAGTGGGAAGTCATCCGTGGCTCCCGCGCCATCGCTCGCCCGAACGTCCCGAACAGCGAAGCACACATCGTGCCGCGCCTCGGTCGCTCCAGCCAGAGCGCGGCCTTCGTCTACCTTCGCGAGAAGAAGGTCTTCGAGCCCACCACGCTCCACTGGCTGCGCCAGTCGGCCAACTCGGTCTCCGAGCTGGCGAACACCCGCGCTGAGGAGTCGGTGCTGCGTGAGGTCAAGGACCTCAACCAGCGCTTCGACAACTTCGCCGAGTACCTGATCTGGCAGGCCTGCACGGGCACCCTGACCCTCGACTACCCGGACGTTCAGGCGACCGTGGACTACAAGTTCCTCCCGTCGCACAAGGCGTCGGTTGCGGGCTCGTGGGCCACTGCCACCCCGGGAGCAATCGTCGAGGACATCCGCGCCCTCAAGCGGCTGATCACCCGCGACGGTCGGGTCCCGGCTGTCGATGCGTACGCCACGGAGAAGACCATGACGTACATCTTCAACGCCTTCGCCAACACGGGCGCGGCTTCCCCCGGCACTGCCGGTGGCATCCTGCTCTCCGACCGGATGAAGGACCAGTACTACCAGAACGGCATCCTCCCGGGCTTCATGGGCCTGAACTGGAAGCCGCAGGAGGCTGTGTACGACGGCGTCGGCGCTGCTTACACCGCCAACCCGACCATCCCGGCTGCCGAACAGCGCTTCTTCGCTGACGACGCCCTGCTGATCGGCAACTTCACCGAGAACCGCCCCATCGAACTCTTCATCGGCCCCACCGCCGACGACGAGGCCCCGGACGGCTACACCGGCAAGTTCGCCAAGACGTGGAAGGACAAGGACCCGTCGGCCCGTCAGTACCTGCTGGAGTGGAACCTCCTGCCGGTCATCACGAGGCCGGAACAGTTCGTTTATGTCAGCGATGTTACGCCGGGCTGATCTGGTGATCACAGCTAAAGTGTGCTAAACTCTCCTGCATGGAGAGACGTGCATGGTTGGACTCAGAGGTCGAACTTCTTCGGAAGTCGGCCTCTGAGTCATTTCTGAAGGATCTGGCGACCGAACTGGATCGCCCGGTGAAGATGGTCCGCTGGAAGCTCAATCAGCTGGGTCTGAAGGCCAAGGACGCCCGGACAGGCAACACTGGTCGTCCCGTGTCGATCTGGACTGCTGAGCGGCTGGAGCACCTGAGAAGGCTGGCCCCCACGATGTCAGCAGCCCACATCGCCGTGGGGCTGGGAGTCACCGAGAAGCAGGTGAGGACCGCCCTGTTCGAGCACGGGATCGAGGGTCGAGGTGTTTCGAGAAAGCAGACTCCTGAAGAGGTGAAGGCTCGGACAGCTCCCCTGAAGGGCCGGATCAAGGTGGACCGGAAGGCATCTCGTACCTGCTCCCGCTGTGGGGAAGAGAAGCCGGTCTTCCAGTACCCCAGTGAGTCCACGGTGGAGAGCCTGCTGTGTGAGGAGTGCCGGAAGAAGGCTCGGGCTGAACGTCATGCTGCGCTGACTCCTGAAGAACGTCGGCGGATGAACCTTCAGCAGAGAACCAATCGCCATGGCCTGTCGAGGGAGACCTACACAGCCCTGTTGGAAGCACAGAGTTACTCCTGCGCCGTGTGCCTGACTCCGTTTTCCGAAACCAGATCACCTGCGATTGACCACGACCACAAGCACTGCTCAGGAGTATCGGGGTGCGCCCAGTGCATCAGGGGGCTGGTCTGCACAAGATGCAACACAGCCGTGGGGTGGGCGGAGACCTTCCACGCCTCTCCCGAGTACCTTGAGGCCATCGCTGCCTACCTGTCCAAGGCCGATCTTCTGTAGTGACTAACGGGAGGCAACGATGAACAGGTTCGTGCTGGACCTCGAAGCCTTCCGGGGCGACTCGTTTGACAAAACAATCCGGATCAAGGACAAGGCAACCCGGCAGCCCATCGACCTGTCCGGCTCGACATGGGCAGCACAGGCCCGCAAGGATCCCGACGACGTGGAGCCCATGTTCACCTTCGAGGTGGATACCACCAATGCCGCACAGGGGGAGCTGACCCTGCGACTCACCCCGGAGCAGACAACTGTGGCGGGGCAGGGTCTGTGGGACTTGCAGAGCACCTCCGCCGATCAGCCCCCTCAGGTGCTGACCCGTGGGGGAGGCAAGTTCGGCGTCCGGAAAGACATCACCCGATGACCGAGGAGTTCGTCGAGGTGGTCACCGAAGGTGTCGAGCTGGTGGAGGTCCTCACCGACTCCCCGGAGTTCGTCGAGGTGGTCACCGAGGGCACCGAGTTGGTGGAGGTCCTCACGGGGGCCCCCGATGTGGTCGAGGTGATCGAAGAGGTCACCGAGATCGTGGAGGTACTGGAAGGCTCGCCGGGACCACGGGGTATCCCCGGTCCTCCGGGGCCGATGGGTAACGGGGAAGAGCTTCAACTGCACATCGTGGATGTCACACCACATCCCGCGTACGACGACTACATGGATTTCACCCTTCTTTTCGAGAACAGGCTGGTCTAGGACATGTCACTGGTAACCAACATCGCCAACGCCTTCACCCGGTCAGCGACAGAGTCCAAGGCGCTGCGGACCCTGATCAACGGGAACCTGTCCAGCCTTGCCGGGTTGACCACCACCTACAAGACCGATCTGGTGGGTGCGGTCAACGAGGTGATGGCAGGCATTGGCGGAGCTGGAGCTTCCATCAACGACGCCGCCACGAACGGCGTCAACACGTGGTCGTCCTCCAAGATCTCCTCCGAGGATGCGCTCAAGGCACCCATCGCCAGTCCGACGTTCACTGGTACCGTCGGTGGGATCACCAAGGCCATGGTCGGGCTGGGTTCAGTGGACAACACCACCGACGTGGCCAAGCCGGTCTCCACTGCACAGGCTGCCGCCATCCTTGCCCTCAAGAACGAGATCCTTGGTGGAGCTTCGGCGGCATACGACACCCTCGGTGAGCTGCAAGCCCTGATGGCAGCAGACGACACTGAAGCCACTGGGTTCACCACCGCTCTGGGGCTCCGGGTTGCCGTCACAGCACAGACCTTCACCGCTCCCCAGCAGACCTTCGCCCGCAACAACATCGGCGCGCAGGAAGCCGCCCTGATCGGTGACCCGGCCACCGACTTCGTCGCTGTGTTCGTCGCCGGTCTGGCCTGATGACTCTGGCGTCAGGCATCTCGGCTCTTGCTTCGAGGCTGGCAACCGAGTTCAACGCTCTCCGGAGCCTTGTGGCTGGCAAGGCAGACCTCGCGGCTCTTGACTACCTTCCGCAGTGGGGGACGGACAAAGTCAACTACCTGATGAACCCCGGCTTCGAGGACTACGCCGACCTGTCCGGGTGGAGCCAGTCGGGAGGCTGGGCTCTGGACTCCGTTACTCCCTACATGGGCAACAACTGTGCCATGGTGACGGCCACAGGTGCTGTGAAGACCTTGACCTCGCTGATCAGTATGCCCGTCAAGCAGGGAGACACAGCCAAGGCGTCCATCGCTCTCAGGACAGCCATGACGGGCACGGGCTACATGACGTTCAACATCGTCACGAACACAGGTGTGCGGATCCCAGCTGTCCAGTCGAACATCAGCATCAACGCTCCCGCCTACGCCATCTACACCGCCATCTATGTGGTTCCGGCTGGGGTCAGCTCGGTCACCCTTGAGGTGATAGTCCCGGCGACGGCGACGTCAGGGACGTGCCGGGTGGATGAGTGTGTCCTGAAGAAGGCTCTGGACATCAATGACTTGGCCGGTGTCACCGCGACCGCCACGGAGCTGAACTACACCTCGGGGGTCACCTCCGCGATCCAGACCCAGCTTGGCACCAAGGCAGTCTCCAACCACAGCCACCTGCTCGCTGTCGGAGCCACCGATGTCACAGCCACCGCTGCCGAGCTGAACAAGCTCGACGGTGTCACCGCCACCACTGCCGAGATGAACTACCTCGACGGCGTGACGAGTGCACTCCAGACCCAGATCAACGCCAAGCAGACAACGCAGTCCTCGTGGACTTCGTTCACCCCGACGTGGACGAACTTGACGTTGGGCAATGGCACCAATCAGGCGACGTACCTGCGGCTGGGTGGCATCTGCTTCGTCAGGTACAACCTCGTGTTCGGCTCCACTACGACCGTGCAGGGCATCTTCTACCCCAGCCTGCCCATCGCTGACACCGACGCTGCCATCTACACCGGTTCGGGCTGGATCTTCAGGAACTCGCCATACACGTGGCAGATGTGCTCGTTCGTGCCCAACTCCTACATCATCAGCGCGGCCAGTGGCCGCGCCACGACCTCCTCCCCGTGGGCGTGGGCTGTCGGTGACATCATCCGAATGACTATCGGCTACAAGGTCGTCTGATCCACTTTCCACCCCAAGGAGCAGCATGAACATCACAGACTACGGAGCCGTCCCCGGTGCCGACATCAGCGCGTCCGCCAATGCCGCCCTGCTCGCAGGAGACGGCTTCGTCCCTGCGGGAGACTGGCTGGTTGATGCCGCGCTGGGAATCAAGCTGGATCAGCCCGGCATGTCGCTGGAGCTGCACCCCAGTGCCCGCCTGCTCGTCATTCCGACCGATCTCGGGGGCTATTCGGTGATCACCATCTCGGAGGCCGACTGCAAGGTCAAGGGAGGGCAGATCATCGGCGACGTCCGGACACACCTTGGCTCGACAGGAGAGTGGGGTCACGGCATCTCCATCCTGACTGGTGGGGATGGCGCAAGGGTTGAGGACGTGAAGGTCCACGAGTGCTGGGGTGATGGCATCTACGTCGGAGGTGGAGTCGATGACGTCGTGCTGACCCGCTGCGACTGCCGCATCAACCGGCGCAACGGAGCCTCCGTCACGGGAGCCTCCGGCGTCAAGTTCGAGGGCGGATGCTACAACTCCAATGGCACCGTCAACGGCACAGCCCCCAAGGGAGGCATCTACTTCGAGCCGAACCCGAACGTGGGCACGGACGTGGTCGAGTTCTCGGTGAACGGTGTCGACTGCAACTACAACGCTGGCGCAGGCATCGGTCTCATCCGGGCCGAAACGCACACCACCCGAGGCAAGGTGTCGAACTCGACCTGCGCAGGCAACGCAGGACCGGGCATCCTCGGAGCAGGCGCTCTTGGATCGATGATGGTGGACCTCACCGGCATGACGTTGAGCTACAACCTGCACGGCGTGCAGGCCGCAGCACTGGGGCTGAACTTCGCCGGGGGACACTTCTACTCCAACTCCCAGAACGGCGTCACGGCAACGGCGAAGGTCAAGCTCAAGGGTGTCACCGTCGACTACAACGGACGCACGGGGGTGGCGTTCGCAGACGGAGCGTCGAACTCGGCACTCATTGGGTCCGAGGTGAGCAACAACGCCACCTCTGCCACAGCCACCTACCCTGAGGTCGACATCGCCGCAGACACCTGTCATGTGGTGGGCTCGGTGGTCTTGCCCGCAACCGGAGGCAACCGGGCGTCGTGGGGAGTAGTGGTCCGCTCGACCGCCTCCAAGGCAAAGCTCAACGCGGTCACGATCACGTCGGGAACCGCTGGCTTCATCTCGGCGCAGACGGACACAGTTCAGACTGCGGTCATCAAGTCTTGACCGAAAGATGAATCCCTACCTTGGGACTCCGGTAAGCTGCTCCCGAGCGGTCGAAGGCCGATCTTCCATAGAGACCCCGGGAGGGCAACAACCATGACTGACACCACGGAACCAGTGGACAACTTCGAGGACCTCCTCGAACTGACACCGGATGACGTAGTAGTCCCCACAGAAGAGCCTCCGAAGGCTCCTGTGAAGGCCCCGGCACGTGCAGCCAAGGCACCGGCCAAGAAGGCTCCCCCTGCCCCGGAGGACCCCGAAGCTGCCCGTATCCGCGAGCTGGAGGCCATGCTTGCTGAACCGATGCCGTCCTTCGACGAGCCCGAGGAAGAACCGGAGGAGCCGGTCGAGCTGACCGAGGCCGAGATCCGGATCAAGGAGCTGGAGGACAGGATGGCCAAGCGCAACGCCATCATCGCCGAGAACGCCCCCACGCGGTACGCCAAGGCCGGGAACGGTGAGAAGGTTCTGATCCACTTCGTGTACGACGGCATGATCGCCTTCGGCCAGAACTGGTACAGGGGTCAGGAGCTGGAGTTCGAGGTCGGCGGCGAGACCTACAAGCGCACGCAGGACCGCAACGGGGCGTCATGGCTCGATCTGGCCAACAACCCCAACGCCCAGATCCTTCGCTGGGGTCACCACTACTTCAGCCCCGGTCCCTTCGTCCCCTTCCCGGGCGAGAAGTTCGATGACGACATGGTCGCTCAGGATGCCCGGCGTGCTCGGGCTGTTCCGCTCGCGAGCATCTGACAGGAAAGGACCTGAGGGATGGCATACAAGACCTACACCCGGGAGCTGATCGCGGCGTTCACAGGCAGGCCCGTAGCCTCGTTTCCTGAAACGTTCATCGCCTCCTCCGCCATTCCTCAGGCCGTCCTGCTCTTCAAGATCGGGACCTGCATCTTCGACCCGGAGCTGCTGACCGCTGACCAGCAGCAGATGGTCGACTTCGCCATCATCTCCATGGCCGACGCCATCCACCTGACGGCTCCGTATCAGTCAGCCAAGGCCTCCCCGTTCAACTCCGAGTCCATCGGCTCCTACTCCTACTCGAAGGTGGCCGCAGCCGCCCAGAAGGGGCTGGAGACCGGGATCATGTGGTTCGACATGGCGGTCGGCCAGCTGTCGGTCTGCGACCGCGCGAGTGGAGATTTCCAGCGTGGTGGCATCGAGATGTTCGAGCACGACGGCACCTTCGTCACCGGACATGTTTCTGGAAACGTGGAGTACCTGTCCCCGGTGGATCGTCGCCTTTCCGCCAACTTTGGCTTCAACCTTGACCCAGCCCCCGGACTCCAGACCCGGGAGCCCTCTCTCTTCGACGCCGACGTGGTTCCTGCGTCATGGATCGAAGATCCGCCCGGCTCCGGCCTCTACACGCAGGGGGTCTGACTCATGGCTACCAATCGCCGCTACGTCACCGTGGATGTCACCGACCCGGTCTTGCCTCCCTCTGTGGTCACAGCCACGGGGCTGGCCAAGCTCACGGACATCCCCGCTCCTGTGGATCCGGTGGACATCTCCCAGCTGGCCCTGAAGTCCGAGCTGCCTGACGTCTCCGCCTTCATCACCGCCGACGACGTCCCGGGTCTCATCGTCCCGTTGCCCGGAGCTATGGCGTTCAAGGGAGGTTGGATTGGTGAGGCCTACGCGGTGGGCTCGGTGGTTGCTTTCATGGAGACCTTGTTCTACTGCAAACTCGCGACAGAACTTCCGGTCATGCTTGCCCCCTACGAAGATACGGATCACTGGGTCAGGCTGTCCTGCGACCCCTTCGTCGCCCCAGCGGACGATGGGCAGATCCTGTTCAGGAACTCCGGCTACCCGGGTGGGTTCCGGTGGGGGAACCTCCCGACTCCAGCGGACCTCACTGGCTACGCCCGCACGACTGACATCCCGGACGTCTCTGCCTTCATCACCACCGATGACCTCCCGGCTCCGGTGGACCTCACTGGCTACGCACACACGACCGACATCCCGACTCCAGTCGACCTCACTCCTTACGTCAAGACCATCGACCTCCCGGCTCCAGTGGACCTGACCACATATGCCCTGAAGACCGAACTTCCTGACGTCACCGGGTTCGCCACCATCGCCGTGGTGGAGGATCTTGCGGCCACGGTTGCCGCCTTGCCCACGACAGGTGGTTCCGGGATAGCTCCGGCACATCTTGGGGATCTGGTTTCCTTCGCTCTCGCTGGCGGAGACACCCATCCGGTTGACATCATCTCGTCCGCCGCATCCTCTGTCATTGACGGGTCGGCAACCAATCAGGCCAGCAACGCCTTCGACGGCGACCCAGCCACCTACTGGCACAGTGCTCTCGACCTGCCCCACTGGATCTCCGGCCACTCTGCTGGAGCCGAGGTGTTGGTGTCATGCTCGATCACCATCTACACCTTCTCAGCAGGCCGCAGCCCCCGGAACTTCAAGATTCAGGGCTCCAACGACGGCTCAACGTGGGTGGACCTCTCGACCCACACAGGGGTCTTGTGGACCATCGGGCAGACCCAGACGTTCACAGTCAATGGGACCCTTGCCTACACCGACTTCCGGATCTACATCACCGCCAGCGACGGTGGCTACCAGACGATGACCACCGTGCTGTTCACGGCGGCATCTGGAGGTCCCGCTGTACTTCCTGTGGGCGCGGAAGGGGAGGTTCTGACTGTCGACCCCACCACGCCTGCCGGGCTGAAGTGGGCAACTCCGGAGATCACTTCTCTGTCGTCCGTCTCCATCCCCACCAGTAGTGCTGATGCGTTGGGCGTGGTGGGCGACATTGCCAGCGATGATGGCTTCATCTACAGCAAGACCTCGACTGGCTGGAAGCGTGCAGCACTCACAGCTTGGTAGGACATTTCACAAAACAAGGAAGGAGTAGCCATGGAGCACCTGTTCAACTCCGCAGTGCGGGTCGAGCGACTCACGCTGACCGTTGAGGACGGCGTCGCCACCATGGCCTACGCGCAGGCGACCGACCCGGATCCTGCACTCAACGACATGCTCCAGTTCCTGCGCTGCCGTCTCGACATGAACTTCATCCGCGAGGGCAAGGACGCGCTCCCCGCCATGGTCGCAGGCAAGGCACCCGACAGGGTGGGTGTGATGCTCACCGGTCCCTACGCGCCCATCAGGGCGGGGGACCGGATCGTGGCCATCCCCAACGAGCACGGAGCGATCCCGGTGTCGGGCACGTTCGAGATCCGCTCCATCCCTGACGAGGTCGTGGCCTTCTCCGACCGGCACCACATCGAGGTCCAGATCATCGAGACCGGTCAGGAGCTGAACGGCGAGAACTGGCCCGCCGAAGAGCCCATTGAGGACTTCGTACCGTGATCAGGATCACGAGCGACTGGTCCGACATCGACAGGGAACTGACCCGGCTGGAGATGATGCCCACAGCCAAGACCAAGATGGGTCTGAAGGCTGTGCTCGACTTCGGGTTCGCAGCGACACAGGCAGCTGTCCACGTGGAGTCCGGAGCCCTGAAGGCATCCGGTAAGGTCAGCACCGGGCACGCCATGGGCATGGCCACGTGGGAGGGTGAGATCTCCTACGGCGATGCCGGTCCTGTCGACTACGCCATCTACGAGAAGCGCCGTGGAGTTCACTGGGCAGGCAAGTCCTCCGCACGCGGCGACCACGACTTTATGAGACCATTGGCTGCCCTGCACCCCATGTGGGTCGAGGCCATGCTGAATGGACTCCGGAAATGACTGATCTCTCACTGGCCACCCGCAACTTCCTCGCTCAGGATCCGGCGCTGCGGGATCTGCTGGGGCGCTCGATGAGCTGGGACACGTGGATCTTCGACGAGAACCCGATCAACGTGAAGGTCGAGAACACGGGCCGGTGCCTGATCGTGATCAACGAGGACGGCACGTGGACCTCCCCCAATGGTCACAACACGATGACCTTCCCCCTGCTGGTCATCGACATCTGGGCCGACCCGACTCGCAACGACGACAAGTCGGTCAAGGTCAACGACGCCAAGACCAAGATCGGAAGCATCCAGAAGGTCCTCGACAAGCACCTGCACCTCACTGACGCGGGCACCTCGCGTGGAATGCCCTTCGTCTGGGGCACTGCCGATCAGGTGGCCTCCAAGACGGGCGTGGTGGTCGCTGGGAGCCTCCGCGTGTCCGGACCCACACTCTCACCCATCCGGGACACTGACGGGGCCTACATGGGCCGTCTTACGTATGGCGTGAACATTCCCTAACGATTCTGAAAACAAGAGAGACCCAAGGAGGTCCAACATGAAGGTGCTTTTGCGATCACCAATCAGCACGTACTCCGGCTACGGCGGGGACGGGATCGGTCTGGCTCAGGCGCTGATGCGCTACGGAGCCGACGTCTACCTGCAAGCCACCTCGGTGGACGCCCCTCTGCCACAGGACGTGGCCAACCTCCTGACCAAGGAGCTGGCGGCTCCGTTCGACCTCTACATCAACCACATCGACCCGGGCCAGCTCCAGTGCCCTGACGAGATTGCCCCTCAGGTGGGGGTCAAGGTCGCGTGGACGATGTGGGAGTACTCGAACCTGCTCAACCTCGCCAAGAGGACCCGTAAGACCCTGCGGGCTCGGATGAAGAACTTCGACGTCTTCGTCGGCTACTCCGACCTCGACCCGGCCTGCATCGAGCCCTACTTCGACGGCCCCGCCTTTGTCCAGCAGGGCGGCTTCGACCCCACCATGTGGCCCTACATGTTCGACCGGGACTGGGACACCAAGGAGTTCTACTTCGCCCAGATCGGAGTCCTCTCCGAGCGGAAGGATCCGTGGCGGACCATTGAGGCGTTCCGGCTCGCGCGCTCGATGGACCCAGAGTTCTGGCGCTGGGCCCGTCTCAGCCTGAAGACCACCGCTCCCGGCCTGCACCACAAGATCGAGGACCTGTACCGGGACATCGACCCGGAGACAGGGGACGAGTTCTCCTCCCTGCGGATCTTCTACGACATCTGGCCCACCGAGCTGGTGCGCGAGTTCTACAAGGTCCAGCACTGCCTGCTCGCACCGTCCCGTGGCGAAGGCAAGAACGTCCCGGCGCTGGAGTTCATGAGCACAGGGGGCCCGGTCATCGCGACCAACTGGTCCGGCCACACCCAGTGGCTCGACCCGGCCTACTCCTACCCGTTGGCCTACACGCTGGAGCCGGTCAGCCCTGATTTTCCAGAAACGTTCAACGCTCGGGCGTCCGTCGAGGATCTCGCCCGGCTGATGCTCCACGTCTTCCAGCACCGCAACGAGGCACAGGAGAAGGGCCAGCTCGCCGCCAAGATCATCCCGCAGGCGCACAGCTGGGATGCCGTGGTCGAGAAGCTGTTCCTGAAGCTCAAGACCAACCTGCCCAAGGAGCAGGGCGAGCGCCTGTGGACCTTGGCCCAGATCGCGAGGAGTGACCATGCCTGATAGGAGAGTCCCTCCCGACCAGCTTCCCCGAAAGAAGGAGAACCCTCAGCTCGACACGAGGATCACCAGAGCGGTCTCCCGGATCGTGGAGCTGCGGTGCCCGACAGGAGCCCGCCGCCTGCTGGCCAAGACCATGGTCGCCGGGGAACACCCCAAGATCGTGGAGGGGAACCTCGTGGAGCTGTCCTGTGACGACTGCAAGAAGACCATGCGGCAGCAGGGCAAGCCAGTGCTGAGGGTCCTCCACAGGTTCAACCTTCTCGGTGAGCTGGTCGAGTCGGAGGCCATCTACTAGGCCGGAAGCCCGGGGCCGATCTTCATGGGTAGGCAAGAATCCGAACCATTCCCTTGCCACTCGTTCTGAAGGAGACCGACCATGGCAGGCTCTACGACTTTCGAGGGATTTTCGATCAGCCACGCCGCCATCTTGGACGGCGCAACTGGTCTCGAAGAGACCTTCGGCGACATCTACGGCATCCGCTCCGGCTCCCTTGAGCTGGATCAGGACAGCTACGACAACACTGGCGACGACACCATCCTGTCCACGTGGTACTGGGCAAATAAAGTCAATGTCACCATTCAGGGCGGATACATCCCGTTCCAGACCCTGAGCCTGATCTCCGGCTCCGTCGTGGCCAGCTCCGGCACGGGCGCGGACCAGACCTTCACTCTCCCCCTGTGGGAAGAGAACACCATGAACACCCAGCCGCGACCGATGGTCGTCCGGGTGCCCTCCAAGGACGCCGAAGGCATCGTGCGCCTGTTGGACTTCGTGCTCTACAAGGTCCAGTTCCAGCCCTTCAGCTTCGACGGCCCGTCCTACAAGGAAGGCCTGCTGCTGAACTACAACGGTTCCGCACTGTTCTCCTCGGTGGACGAGAAGGGTGGGGCAGTCATCGACAGCCGCACCGGCCAGCCGACCAAGCGCATCGGACACCTGCTGAGCCGTCCGCTCTGACGCTAGGCCCTGATTTTCAGAAACAACTAGGAAAGAGAGTCGCATGACGACCGGTAACACTGACATCGACACGCTGGAAGCGGAGTCCACTCCGCTGTCTTTGGAGTCGGGTACCCCCATCAAGGTCGAGCGCCTCAAGACGCGTGGCCTGATGGCTCTGCTGAAGATCCTCACCCGGGGCGCGGCAGAGGTCATTCCCACCTTGAAGTTCAACGCGGAGACCTCCACGGAGGAGTTCGCGGGCCAGCTGGTCGGGGCCATCGTCTTCGCCATCCCGGATGCCGAAGAGGAGACCGTGGAGTTCATCAACCGGATGGTCTCCCCGGCGAACCTCCATGAGGGAGCGAAGCTCACCAAGGCACAGCAGGCGGAGAACGCCCAGCTGGCCGACGAGCTTCGTCTGGAGCTGGCCGACCCGGAGATCGACGACCTCGTCACCATCTTGGAGCAGATCATCAAGGTCGAGGCCCCCCACATCGTGGCTCTGGGAAAACGTCTGGCTCTGCTTCTTCAGGTACAGCGGACGAGCGCAGTCGCGAAGCAGAGCGCATCCTCCAAGGCAAGCTCGAAGGCCTAGATCCTGATGGCCTTCTCGGTGGGTTCTCCGCAGCCTTCGACCTCGTGTCGGCGGAGTACGGCTGGGCCGACAAGGTCATCTGGAACCTTCCCCTGTGCCGCCTCCGGCAGATCACCGCAGCCATCCAGCAGCGGAGGTTCCTCCAGCAGCGCCGGGAGGACGGGCGGTTCTCTTGGCTGGCCCGGAGTCTCGGCAGGTACATCGTCAACGGATACATGTCCGAGGCGAAGGACAAGAAGGAAGCTCTCGAAGAGGTCAGCATGTTGGCCTTCGACGACATCGAGGGCGCGATGCTGGGACTCGTCATCCCAGAGCAGGCAGCCACACCGGCTTCCGGCAAGGCAGCAGACATTGACCCGAACGACGCCATCGCGAGGGCTCTAGCGAAGAACTCCAACGGGTCCTTCGAGAGGCTCCGGGGGATGGTAGGCGGGCTCGACCAGCGCGGAAAGATGATCTAGCAGGAGGAGGTGGGCAATGGCCGAGAACGAGACCCGGGTCGTCTACAAGGCCATTGCCGATTTCTCAGCCCTCTCCCGCGCAGCCCGTCAGGCCAAGCGTGACCTTGCCGAACTCCGGGCCGAAGAGGCTGCACTCAACGCCTCCTCCCTCTCGGGGTCGAAGGGGGCCACCTCTGCGGTGGAGCGCCACGCCAAGGCTGTGGGCAGCGACACCAATGCGATGCACTCCAGCTCTGAGGCACACAGGGACCACAACTCTGCCGTCAAGGAAGGGGCAGCAGCCTCCGGAGCACTGGGAGCTGCCACCTCCAAGACCAACACCGTCCTCAGCTCAGCGAACAACACCATCAAGCAGGCTGCCTCCCACCACGGCAACTTGGCTCGCAACACCAACGCATCGACGAGGGCGCTGATCCCTGCCAACGCCCAGATGTCCAACTTCCAGCGTGGTGTGCAGCGGGCTGTGGGTCCCATCGAGAAGATCAACAACCAGTTCGACAGGCTGGGCAAGTGGCGTCCCAAGCTGACTCCTCCCTTCATCGCCCTGATCCCCCTGATCGCTGGTGTCCTCGCGCTGATCAACCCCCTGATCGCAGGCATCGGTGCGCTGGGCGGCGCAGGTATTGGGCTGGTCTCTGTGCTCGGCCAGATCGGTGGAGCTGCCCTCGGGGTCATCCCTGCTCTCTTCTCCCTGCTGTCCGTGGTGGCAGCCCTGAAGGTGGGGTTCTCCGGTATCGGCGGGGCGTTCAAGGCCTTCGGTGCCGCCAAGAAGGCCAAGACCAAGGCTGCCTCCTCCGGTGGGGCCCCCAAGCAGGCGGAACTGACTCTTCAGGAGAAGATCAACCGGGCTCAGGAGGCCTACCGCCGCTCCATTCAGGACGTGAAGTTCGCACAGGACGACCTGAACGACGCACGGAAGGGCTACATCAAGCGGCTCAAGGACTTGCAGCGTGCGGTCGACGACTCCGCCCTGTCCGCCCTGAGGGCCGCTGCCAACTCCCGGCTGGCCTACGAGGAGTACCAGCGCACGATGGCCGACCCCGGAGCCTCACAGGGTGACCGGATGGCCGCTGAGGCTGCCTACAAGGAGGCTCTGGAGGAAGAGCAGAAGGTCGGCGAGGAGAACAAGAAGAACGCCGAAGACCTCGCCAAGATGAAGAAGGAGGGCATGAAGGCCGACCGTGAGGTCATCATGGCCCAGCGTGCCCTCACCGACGCCATCAACCGGCAGCGTGATGCCCAGATCGACCTGATCAACGCCCGTCGTGGAGGCTCGGGTGCCACCGGAGCTGCGGCCACGGCAGAGAACGCCTACCTCGACGCCCTGAACAAGCTCTCTCCCTCTGCACGGAAGTTCGTTGAGGCGCTGGTCGCCATGGACGGTGCGTGGCAGAAGGTCAAGAAGACCGTGCAGGAGTCCTTCTTCTCCAAGATCGTCGGAGACACCAGCAAGCTCAAGTCGATGCTCCCCACCGTCCAGAGCCTGCTGTCCGACACCGCAGGAGCCCTCGGCGACGTCGCTCACCAGTTCCTCAGCATGATCACCTCCCCCGAGTGGAAGTCCGATCTCGTCCTGCTGGGCAAGGCGAACATCCCGGTCATCAAGAACATCGGGGCCGGGCTGAACACCCTGTGGGGGATCTTCAAGGACCTCGCCGTCATCGCCATGCCGTTCCTGACCGAACTCACCAAGGGGTTCAAGAAGGGCACCGAGAACATCGCGGCCATGGTCAACGAGGCCCGCAAGAGTGGGTCCCTCGGCAAGTGGCTGATGGGGGACAAGGAGAATGGGACCAAGGGTGTCCTCGGGACCCTCCGCCAGTGGTGGGAGATCATCAAGAACATCGGCAAGACCATCTTCAACTACGCCAAGGGTGCCGAAGCCTTCGCCACGTGGATCTCCGACGGGATCCAGAAGGCCACCGAGGGTTGGCTGAAGACCAGTGAGGAAGCGTCCAAGAAGGACTCTCCTTTCCAGAAATGGCTGGAGAACATCAAGCCTCTTCTGTCTGAGATCTCCCGGCTGTTCGGCACCTTCTTCTCGTGGTTCACCAAGGAGTCCGGGGACGTCACCAACATCAAGGTGATGACGGAGATCTTCCGCAAGATCACCGACGACCTCGGTCCCAAGCTGGCCAAACTGCTGGACAGCTTCTCCAAGGCCGAGATCGGGCCGAAGTTCATCGACACCCTCACCAAGCTCATCGACCTGATCGTCGAGCTTGTCAGCAGTGACGCCACTGCCGTCTTCTTCGATGTCCTGAACAGCCTGCTCGACGTCCTCAACATGCTCCTGAAGATGCCTGTCGTCGGAGACATCCTCAAGGGTCTGGCCGTTGGGTTCGCCGCCATCGCCGCCCTGTCCTTCGTGGCCAAGTTCACCGGCATCGAGAACTTCATCGGCTGGCTGCTGAAGCTCCAGAAGGCAGGCTCGCTGGCTGCCATGGTCACCCGGCTCCGGGCAGCCTTCTCAGGCAACTGGGGCATGGCTCTTGGACCCAAGGCTGCCCTGCCGACTACTGTGCCCGGAGGGAAGCTGCCGGGTGGCGGGTACGCCCCCGTGGGCCCGATGCCCATCAAGGGCGGCCAGAAGCTGCCGGGTGGCGGGTACGCCCCCATAGGCCCGAACGTCGCCAAGGGTGGAGCGCTCGGCAAGGCAGGCACGGTCCTCAAGGGTGCTGGTGGTATCGCCGGGATGATCGCCAGCATCGTCGGCAGCCTCGTCGGCGACGCGATCTCCAATGCCGCCCCTGAGGGGGCAGCAGGCGCGTCCCAGAGGACCGGTGGCAACATGCTCTCCGGGGCATCCACAGGCGCAGGCATCGGAGCGCTGATCGGCTCCTTCTTCGCAGGCATCGGTGCGGTTCCGGGTGCGGCCATCGGTGCTGGTGTCGGTGCGACAGCCGCCTACGCGGGTGGGTCCGAAGAGGACCGCGCCCAGATGAACAAGGACATCGCCAAGTGGTTCGAGGACACCGCCAAGGGCATCAGCTCGTGGTGGACCGACACCGTGGTCCCCGAATGGTCCCGAGGCATTGAGCGGATCACAGGATGGTGGAACGACGGGGTCGTGGTCCCCTTCACCACCTCGGCCACCAACATCAGCACGTGGTGGAACGACAGCGTCGTGATCCCCTTCACCACCGCAGCCACCAACATCGCCACGTGGTGGAACGATCAGGTCGTCGTCCCGATGAGCAACCTCTCCGGAACCATCGGCGAGATCTGGGACATGAACACCGCAGGGATCAAGGAGAACTGGGACCTCTACGTCGTCCAGCCCCTCACTGCGTGGGCCACTTCTGTCGGGCAGGGCTGGAACGACAACGTGGTTGTCCCGTTCAATACGTGGATCACCTCCCTCGGCCAGTGGTGGAACGACAACATCGGCGTCCCGTTCATGCTGGGCATCGACGGCATCACTGCCGGATGGACTGCTTTCGTCAACGGCATCACAGCCGGGTGGAACACCAACATCGTGGTTCCCTTCCGGACGGCTGCCAACAACGTCGCCAACTGGTGGAACGCCAGCGTCGTTGGCCCGTTCAGGACCGCAGCGAACAACGTCTCGAACTGGTGGAACGCCAGCGTCGTGACCCCCTTCAGGACCGCAGCGAACAACGTCGCCAACTGGTGGAGTGCCAACGTCGTGACCCCCTTCAGGACTGCCGCCGACAACGTCGGTCGGTGGTGGAGTCAGGCCATCAAGGGCATCTCGGAGTTCAACCCGATCACGGCTTTCAACAACTGGCTGCGGAATCGCTTCGGGCTGGGGGAGCAGGGTAAGCACAACGGTGGAGTGATCGAGCGCGCCGGAGGCGGCGGAGTCCCCGGACGAGGCAACAGTGACACCGTCCCGGCCATGCTCACCCCCGGTGAGTTCGTGGTGCGCAAGGCCATCGTCGACCGGGTCGGGCTGGAGAACTTGGCCAAGCTCAACTCCGGGATCATGTCCTACTCCGCGATGCTCCAGAAGGCCATGTCGGTGCAGGGCAAGCCCAAGGAGTCCACAGGCACCCTCAGCTTCTTCGACGGCGGTGGACTGGTTCCGAGCAACAACTCCGGCCCCACCCTTCCCGGTTTTGGTGGACCGGGCTCCAGCGGCGTATCAGGGCAGGGGGGAAGCGGGCAGGCTCCGAGCAAGCAGATCGTCATCGAGAACCTGAACGTGATCAACCCCAAGGCTGAGACGGTGCCGGAGTCCCTGCACTCCACGGTGCGCAAGCTGAACTACGTCTTCGGAGGGAGGGAACAGTGACCATCGAGCTGACGACAGACGACTACTGGGAGGTCGATGGTGTTCCCCTGAACACCTACGCCTACAACATCTCCTCCTTGGCGGGCCGCTTCTCCACCCCGCCCCTGCGAGGGGACGATCAGGCGCAGGCGTTCCGACCCGGGCGTGCGTTCCGGCCCAAGGTCGCGGACTCCCGCACCGTCCCGCTGGCCATGTGGGTGCAGGGTTCCGACCCGTCACAGGTGAACGCTCCGTCCTCCCCCCAGTTCCTCTCGAACCTGAGGATGCTCCTGAAGCTCTTCTACACGCCCGGGAGGCAGTTCGAGCTGACCCGGCGCTGGACCGACCTCGAAGGCCAGCACGTGGTCAAGGCCAAGGGACAGGTGCTGGGAGCCATCGACCCCTCGTTTCAGGGTTCCATGCACTCCGCGATGGTCATCGACGTCTTCTTGGCCGACCCGTTCTACTACGGGGTCGGCGTCGGCGCAGAGGTGGCATCCTCCACAGATCCGGTGCACACCTTCTTCTCCCTCGACGTGCCCGGTGATGAGTTCAGCCCCGAGAAGTTCCGGGTGACCTTCCACGGCCCCAGCACCACCCCTGTCCTGAAGAACCTGACCACCGGCACCCAGCTCACCTTCAACGCCACGCTGGCGGAGGATGACGCTGAGCTGAACATCGGAGCCAACCGGGCCGTCATGGCAGGCAAGCTCTACAACTCCTCCGTGCAGAGCACTGGGCCCTTGTGGTGGATGGATCTCGCCCTCGGGGTCAACCAGTTCGAGTTCACGGCTGCCTCCGGTGGCGGGTTGACCATCCTCTACCAGCCTGCCTACATCTGATGGCCACAGCATTCGCCATCCCAGCTCTGAACCGGCTGGCGTGGCATCTCGACAGCCGGATCGTCAAGATCGGTGTGGGGTACAAGACCACGTGGGACAACTTCACGACCACCGAGAAGGGCAACCTCAACAAGGAGGTCTCGGGCTCCTACTACGCCCCGGTCGTGGCCAACGGGTACATCTACGTGATCGCCCCCTTCAACACCTTCACCGGCTACCTGCTGGAGGTCTCCTCGGGTCCTGCTCCCAAGATTCAGGTGACCACGGTCGCGACCCCCGTGCACGCCTCCGAGTGGAAGACCATCGAGGACGCCGCCACGCTTCAGGACGCCACCACATACCGGACCCCCCACGTGCTGGCCACCGCCCAGACCAACGTCACCGGCATCCGGTTCAAGTTCTCCACGGCTGCCCACGTCAAGGCCCTCCACCTGTATGGGGAGCTGGAGCGCGACCTCCAGATCCAGAACCTCGGAGGCACTGCACATCCCACCCCCGCTTCGGTCTCCTTCGGTATGACCGCCCCGCAGAGCGGCAAGCCACTCAGCTTCCGGGTCTACAACCGCACCGACGCCAACCGGACCATCCAGATCTCCCTGATCGACAGCACCCCGGTCACCTCCGGGCAGGAACTGTCCGACCAGCTCTGGTGGTCCACCGACGGTCGGCGCTACGAGAGGTACGCCACCCAGTTCTCGGTGGGCGTGACCTTCAAGACCTTGGGCGATCCGATCTACCTGCGACGCTACGTGCTGAGCAGCCACCAGAACGACACCCCATGGACCTTGATTCTGAAAATAGCGTCTGACGACTTCGCCGACTTCGTCTACGTCTACATGGACGACGTGGTCGAGGATGCGACCCGCAACACCCCTGTGCTGTACCACCTCGACTCCCGGACGCTGGTCCCCAACGCGGACACCTACACGCTGATCACCAATGTCTACACCTCCGACGTCCGGCTCATCGTGACGCAGGCACCCAAGGAGGCCTACCTCATTTCCTCGGTCGATGGCCCCACGCTCGTCGCGGCGGTCGCCGACCCCCGGGTCATCGACCCCCTCATCAACCGCTACGACGTGGCCCACTACGTGACGACGTTCACGGTCAACACCAACCACTGGCTGGCAGGCTGGGAGCGGAAGCTGCTCGGGCCCAGCGTGCTCGTCATGATCGGCTCCGTCACCGATCCGGTCGATGGAGCCATCACCTACCAGAGCAACGGCCTGTCGGTCACGCTGGCTCAGGCTGTCGTGGAACAGCCCCCTGTGGGCACCGCACTGCGTCTGGTGGCCGTAACCCACGACGGTGAGATCCTGTCGGCATCCGTCCCCTACATCTCGCTCAGTGCCACAGGTGAGCTGAGCGACGTGGGCGCAGGCAAGCTGATCCTCAACTTCGACGCCCCCTACTGGAAGGAGGACGTCGAGACGGACCTGACCCCCGAGTTCGTGGCCACCCGGGAGTTCATCTGGGAGGCATGGGAGGGTGGCTACCTCCGCATGGCGTGGCTCAACACCGTCAGCGTCGACAAGCCGATCTCCACAGACCTGTCCCGCATCGTCACGATCTCCGGCCCCGGGCTCGCCCACGCACTCACGTGGAGCATGGTCCTGCCTCCGTCCTACCCGGAGTCCACCTCGCCCTACTGGAGCTTCGTACAGGCCCGTCTGTGGCAGTGGCTGACCATCTGGGCGTCCTGTGTCCAGCGAACCCCTGAGACCTCCCTCCAGCGCCAGCTGCTGCCCCTGTTCACCCGCTACTACGACGCGGCAGGCAACTACTGGCTGGATGAGGGCTTCGAGCTTCAGCAGGAGAACGGCGTCAACATGCTGGAGCTGTTGATGTCCCACTGCGCGGCCACCAAGTGCGACTTCATCGTCCGCCCCGACCGCAAGATCGACGTGCGGTACAGCCGGGCAGCCACCAACGAGACTGGACTCTTTTTTGGAAAGGACTTGACCGAGGTCATCTTCTACCCGACCTTGACCCAGCTCCAAGAGATCTCCTACGACCGCTCCGACATCGGCAACTTCGTGGTGGCCCGGGACGACTACGGGGTCATGTCCACCAAGTTCGACGGGGACTCGATCATCAAGCACGGGATGCGGGAGCGCTACGTCGCAGCAGGTAGGGCTGGGACGGCTTCCAGCAGGGACACACAGGCTCAGGAGCAGCTCACGTGGTACTCCGACCAGCTGGTCGCGTGGACCCTCTCAGTGGCCCCCTACTACCTCACCGACGACGATGTGCCCTACAACCGGGTGTTCGTCGACTACGAGGTAGGCGACTGGATCTACGTCAAGGTGTCCGGCACGGACACCCCGGTCAGCTTGCAGATCAATGCGATCACGGTCCAGCAGGGTTCAGACGGCAACTACGAGGTGGAGCTGACCCTTGAGACGCTCGTCTCACTGGTGCGCCGCAAGACCCAGAAGATCTCCAGCACGGCTGGCTCCTCCAGCTCCTCCGGCTCCATTGGCAACCTGCTACCCAACGAGGAGATCTTCCTCATGGACGACCCGGTCACCGAGGTCGGCGTGAAGTACAAGCCGTGGCCCATGTCGGAGGCGGTGACCCTCGGGATGCACAAGTACATGGAGATCGACGGCGCAGGCACCCTCGGGGTGCGCCAGTTCACCCGGTTCTTGCAGCGGGGTGTGGACTGGAAGAGGGAAGGCTGGACCGTGAAGATCCTCGATCCCACGGTGTTCGATGAAGCGGTCGCTGTGGTGGACCCTGAAGACGAGGCGGACGCGTAATGCCCCTGTCCAAGAAATACTGGCTCTCCGTGCGGTACATGCATCAAGGGGAGGAGCAGTTCTCCCAGCCCGACTTCTCGTGGGACCCCGGCAACTTCGACGCCGACTGGAACCAGAACTGGTCAGGTGGGTACGCGACGGCCTGCGCGAACTATGGGGACGTGGGGGACACCTTCCTCCCGCCTGCCGGTGAAGGCTTCTACCCGGGGGAGTCCCGCACCCTGTTCGACGCCTCGACGTACGTGGGGGACATCAATAGCGCCGACGGCAACAACTACCTGTCCTTGGTGAGTGGTGAGGACCTGTGGTGCGCCGCACAGGCGAAGTACTACAAGCTCTTCAGCACCTCTCCTGTCATGGACCGCAGCCACTGGCTGTTCCGGGTCCGGGGTGTCGGGACGCTGTCGTTCGGCGTCGGGGTGGACACCCTGTGGACGTGGACCGGGACTGGTGCTGACATCACGCTGACCCCCGCAGGTACCCGGGTGATCAACTCCCCCGACGCATGGATCGACGTCTGTGTGGCCGTTCCGGTGGCTCAGCTGACCCATCTGGCCATGATGGCTTCCCCGTTCATCGCCCGGGTCGAGGTCACCGACGGCTCCATCGACATCGACTATGTGGACTGGCGTGCAGCCAGCTCCTGCGGATACTGCATCGACACCGGCAACGTCGTCCCCACCGCTCCCGCCGCCTTCGGTGGGACGATTGTCGTGACCACCGGCAGGCAGGAGAACGATGGTGTGGTCATTGCCATGCCGCCGCAGACGGAGGTCACCGAACCCGACTGGCATGGCTGGCCTGACGCGAAGGAGGTCGCCGAACCGGCGACCATTGCCATCGTGGACACTCTTCAGGGTGGAGGGCAGATCCTCACCTACGCCGCAGGGGATCCCCTCAACACCCCCGTCAACCTCAGTGACGATACCGGTCTGACCTACAAGGCCCTTCCTGATTCCCCTCATGGTGTAGGACCGTCGGTCGTGGCATCAGTGGAAGTCCCCAGATGGGATCACCGGAACTACTTCTACTTCAACGACGGCACCACCCAGTCGGAGTACAAGGCAGCGTGGGGGTTTGGCCAGCTCAGGAACCCACCTGAAGGTCTTGACGGACCTGTGCTCACGTCTTCCTACGCCCGGCTGACGGTGGCCACTGTGGATTTCGACGAGTCCACCATTGAGCTTCCCACCCAGTTGACCCCGGAAGAGTTCGCCTCCGTAGGTCTGATCGAAGGCATCCACTACAGCTCCACACAGGTGACCTTCAGCGAAGGGGTCGACTCCATCTTCCAGTCCTACCTGCTGGATCCCCACTACCTCGACTTCAACAACACTCCAGCGCCGTCAGCCACATGGAACTTTCATGACTGGTCCTACAGTGATGAGGGTCTGCCCGGTCATGAGCCTGTCACCCTCCATCTGGAGTACTCACCCCTCTGGACCCTCGGAGGCACCCTGCCGGGTGCGGGCTTTGGTGGGGTGCTGTCCACCGTGACCTTCACCGACCCCCTCAACTCTCCGGCCACAGGGGACCTCTCGGACACCCACAACCCCGAGCAGGCATTGACGTGGGCTGATGAAATCCCCTTCGACCACGTGGCGTTCTTCGTCTACAGCGACACCAAGACCGGAGGAGCGCGGGCGGTCATGCACCTTGCCACCCGGATCGTGCCCCCGCCTGTGTCGTGGTACCAGCTGGAATGGATGTTCCTCGGAGCCGTCACCACTGAGGCTGGCCCTGTGATCAACGAGGGCCCCGGCTGACTGGGTGTCCTGAGCTTCGACACGCCGAGGGTGACCTACGACGCTAGGTAGTAGGTTTCTTGATACAATCCCTTCCGTGCCAGAGTCCTTGCTCGAACGCCTTCGCCCCGTGTGGGCTGCTGCTGTTTCAGCTTTCCTCTCGGACCCCTCGTACGCCATTGAGATGGCCACAGCCGGGAGTGCACAGCAGGTATCAGCGGAGGCCAGAGCTGAAGAGTTGGAGTTCAGCGGCGTATAAGGGGTTAGGAGGATCACCCCTTGCCACTGAACTTTGACGTCCGCAACTTCACCGATGCTCGCCGTGAGCAGCTCGCGTGGAGGATCCACCAGTCCGCGAACTGGAAGCTCCCACCCCTGAAGGTGTGGAACTACGACCTGTGCCGCATCCACGCACGTGGGTGGGTCGAGGAGATCCGCGACACCGACGGCGAGGTCAAGACCCACACCGTCTACGACCGGCCCAAGCCCGGCTGCCGGGACTGTGGGATCCACTTCCGCAGGCACCAGCACATCGGTGTGGCGTGGCTCTATTTCAAGAAACATGCACTGCTGGCGGACACCATGGGCCCTCAGCCGCTGAATGCCAGCGTGCTCACTCCTACCGGTTACGAACGCCTGCGTGACCTGAGCGCAGGTGACAAGGTTGTCGACCCCACCACCGGAGGCTGGACCACTGTCGAGGAGATCATTCCTCAGGGCGTCCGACCCGTGTATGAGATCACCTTCACCGACGGGTCCGTGACGGAGGCTGCCGACACCCACCTGTGGCAGGTCACCACTCCTGATCGCAAGCATCACGGGCGTTCTCCGCTGGTCAAGACCACGCAGGAACTTCTCGACGCTGGGCTCGACTACTCCAACGGCAACCACCGCTGGTACATCCCTCTGACTGTGCCGGTCGAGTTGACGGGAGGGGAACCACTGGAGCTGGATCCATACACAGTTGGCGTCCTGCTCGGGGATGGCTACGACGGTGGCTCGATCATGCTTAGCACCGACAAGGAGATCGTCGAGAACCTCACGCTTCCTGATGGAGTCACGCCGATACTGGTCAGCGCCAAGGGAGTTGAGTACAGCGCGGACTTCCGGCTTCGTGGTCTGAAGCCTCTTCTCAGCAATCGGCTGACCTTGTCCTCCGCCGAATCCAAGCGGGTGCCTTGGGAGTATCTACTCACCTCAGCAGCCAACCGCATCGCCCTCATGCAGGGACTGCTGGACACCGATGGCGCGGCTTATGGGGAGTCGACCGTCGAGTGGGGAACCGTCTCTCCCGGGCTGGCCGACGACATGGCCTTCTTGGTCAACTCGCTGGGTGGAACCTTCAGCCGGACTGAGAAGATCCCGACGTTCACCTACAAGGGTGAGGTCCGGACGGGTCAGCTGTTCCATCGCTTCCACATTGCTCTGCCGTCCACGATCAACCCCTTCCGGTTGGCCCGGAAGGCAGCACGCCACACCCCGGCAACCAAGTACGAGCCCACCCGGGGCATCGTCTCCATCACGCCTCAGGGAGAGCAGGAGGTCCGTTGCATCAGGGTCGCTTCCGAGAGTCACCTCTACATCACCGACGATTTCATCGTGACCCACAACAGTGGTAAGACCACCGAGGCTGGCGGACTGATCGCCATGCTGGTGGAGACAGGTGAGCTGTCCCTCTTCCGTGACCGCTCCGACGCCCACGGCGGCAAGGGCAGGGTCATCATCGTCCCCCGCTCCCCGGCCCTCCACCAGTGGCGCACCGAGCTGCTCCGGATGATGCCCAGCCTGAACGTCCTCGTCTCCGAGGGCACTCGCAAGCAGCGCACCCAGTTCTACCTCCAGCCGTGGCAGGTGCTCCTGATCGGGCCGGAGATGCTCCGCAACGACTACCAGCTGCTGGAGAACTTCGACCTGTCCCTCTTCCTCACCGACGACATCGACGCCCTCCGCAACCCCACCACCGAGACCTCCTACGTGCTGGACCGGATGGGGGCCCGGGGCATCGAGGGCCTGCGTCCCGGCACCGACCGCTACGTCATCATGACCGGCACCCCCCTCCAGAAGCGCCTGCCCGAGCTGCACGCCGTGCTGGACGGCCTCGGGGGTAGCCGGGTGCTCGGCAGCATGGACTCCTTCATCCACCGCCACGTGCGCAAGGCCACCATCACCGAGTACGACCGGAAGTCAGGCAAGGACGTACGCAAGGAGGTCGTGGTCGGCTATCGGGATCTCGGCACGGTCAAGGCCCGGATCGCCCCGCTCGTGCTCCGCCGCACCGCCGCCGACCTCGACGACGTCGACCTGCCCACGATCATTCCCAACGACGTCATGCTCGACCTCTACCCGGCACAGCGGGCCAAGTACACCGAGCTGCGCAAGGGCGTGCTGAAGATCATCCGCGAGGAGGGCACGCAGGTGAAGCGCCCCAACGCGCTGGCCAAGCTCCACTACGGTGCGGCCATCTGTGCAGGGCTCGCAGCACTCGGGGAAGAGGACGGCCCCGGGACCAGCGTCAAGCTCGACTGGGTGGTCAATCAGCTCACCGAGGGAGGGCTCAGTGAGGACGGGGAGAAGGTCGTCATCTTCGCCAACCTGAAGAACACCGTCAGGGCCCTCCAGCTGCGGCTGCGTGAGGAGGGTATGGGCTTCGTGACCGTCTGGGGGCAGGAGGCGGACAAGACCAAGCGCGCGGCATCACAGGAGCGTTTCTGGACCGACCCGAGGTGCAAGGTGCTGATCGGCACCAAGGCCATCGAGCAGTCCCTGAACCTTCAGGTCTCCCGCCACCTCGTCAACATCGACACGATTCTCAACCCAAGCCGGATGGAGCAGCTTGCTGGCCGCATCCGGCGTGATGGTTCTGCGTTCCAGCATGTCTATGTGCACAACCTCCTGACGGTGAATACTCAGGAGGAGAAGTACATGCCATTGCTGGAGCGCGAGGCTGCTCTGGCAGCACACATCTGGGATGAGAGTTCTGAGCTGTTCAACGCACTCTCCCCCCTCGCCCTTCTACAGTTGATCGGTGGCTGAACCCCATGTCCATAGACACCCCCCTCACCCCGGCCCAGCAGGACTTGGTGGAGACACACGTGGGCCTTGCCCAGAGCATCGCCATGTCTTTCTGGAAACGAGTCGCATCGGAAGTGGATCGTGACGACATCGTCGCCATCGCCTATCAGGGACTGGTGACCGCAGCTCAGAGGTACAAGCCCGACGTCGTCCCCGAGAACAATCCGGACATCGAGCTTCCCCCCGTCTCCCTCACCTTCGGCCAGTACGCCAAGCGCCGGATTGGGGGAGCCATTCAGGACTGGATGCGCCAGCTGGACCACGTCCCACGCAGGCAGCGCACCATCTACAAGGACATTCAGGAGCAGGCCCCCGGCAGAAGCGCGGAGGAGACCGCTGAGGTTCTCGGGATCGACGTCGCCCGGGTCCGTGCCATCGTCCACGCTGTGGAGTGTCCCCCCGTGTCGCTGGATGACCTCACAGGAGACGCTGACCGAGGCAGCACGGCCCCGGCAGCTCAGGGTGGTACGGAAGGGTCGGTCGCCGCCCACATGCTTCAGGAGGCCGCTGTAGAGGTTGTCAACGGCATGGCGTCCTTCGAGAAGTCGGTCATCGTCCTGCGGTACTACATGGGCCACAGCTTCCCCCAGATCGCCGCAGAGCTGGGCTCCAGCGTGTCGAGGGTCAAGGTCGTCCACCAAGAGCAGATCCTGCTCATCCACACCGCCATGGTTCAGGCAGCGAAGTCCTGACCGAGGTGCGTTTCGGCCCTTCTCGGGCGTAGCAATAAGTGAAGCAAGAAGGAGTCCCATGACCAGTCCCCTGTTCGGCCTGTCCCCTGATGAGGCCGTCATCCAGATGCACACCCTGCACACAGCCATGAAGGCTGACCCCAACCGGAAGCAGCTGACCGGCATGACTCCCGACGATGCCTTCGACCTCGGGTACGGCGCTTGCCTGCTCGACTACTCCACACTGACCGGGCCAGCGCCCGAGGAGAACTGACGTGAGCATCCCCAAGCCCTTCTCCCGGCCCTCCGTGGAGATCAACCACACCGGCAGGCGCTGGGTGCAGACCAAGGCCCGCTTCCTGTCTGTCGACGACATTGTGCAGGACAAGGGACTGGTCGTGCTCGCAAAGAAGGTCGGCCCGCTGTACCGGATTGAGTTCTCCTCCGGAGAGATCATGCTGGGCACCACCGACGAACCCATGCGCGCCTTCACGCTCGGAGAGTCCGTTGGCATCTGCGAGTGAACACTCCCAGATCGTCCTCTCGGCCATCTTGGCTGGGAGGCGCGACCTGCTGGAGAAGGCTGTCCAGCACCTGACTCCCCTGCACTTCCCGGAGAAGGTCCACGCCGACCTCTTCACCATGCTCCAGCGGTTCTCCGACTACACCGGGGGCGCGGTCATGCCCCTGAAGTACCTCGACGACAACCTGCGTGGGCGTGTGGAGCCCGGCAAGGCCCAGCTGTTCATCGAGACCTACCAGCTGCTCGCGGAGACCACCACTGAAGATTCTGAGTTCGCGTGGTCGGTCCAGCAGCTGCGTGAGCAGGCTGCCGACAAGACGACCGGCGAGGCTCTGGCCGAGGCCATGGAGATCCTGCGCAGGGGCAAGACCATCGACAACCAGACCTATCAGGGCCACCACGATGCTCGTGCACGTCTCCTTGAGGCGTTTCAGGAAATAGATCGTGAGCTTGTCCGGCAGGACGCCCCCGAGGGTGACCTCGCCGACGAGGCCATGGAGATGAAGAACGACTACACCGACCGGAAGAACGCCCGGCTCAAGGGAGTCTCCACTGGCATCGGGTTCGGCATCGAAGAGTTGGACCGCAAGATCGGTGGGCTCCAGCCGGGAGAGCTGACACTGCTCGCGGGCTACTCCAGCGACGGCAAGTCCTCCCTGTGCGTCCAGCTGGCATGGAGTGCTGCCGTGGAGCAGGGACAGAACGTGGTCTTCCTGACCACCGAGACCTTGCGTCCCCAGATCCGTCGCAAGCTCATCGCCCGCCACTCCAAGCTGCCGATCTTCGAGACACCCGAGGGCCTTAACACCCGGGACTTGAAGGCGGGCACCTTACCTGAGGAGCAGGAGGTCATCCTGCCCCGGGTGATCGACGACCTCGCCAAGAACCCGGCCTACGGCAAGATCTACATCGCTCAGGTCCCCCGTGCGGCAGGCATCGCCAGCATCGAGCAGAGGCTGCTGCGGATCCAGCGGAAGTTCAACATCAAGCTGGTGATCGCTGACTACCTCGCGCTGCTGATCGCCGAGCGCCGCAGGCTCACAGCCCGGGAGGAGTACGCCGAGGTGCTGAAGAACGCCAAGCTCCTCTCGGTCGCCTTCGACAACGGGCGGGGAGTGGCCTTCGTATCCCCGTGGCAGGTCTCCAGAGCTGCTAGGGAGGCCGCAGAGAACCTCGGGCAGTACACGTCCGCCGCGCTGTCTGAAACGGCGGAGGCGACCAACTCCTCCGACGTGATCATCAGCCTGCTGGCCCCCTCGGACAACAGCGACCGGCACGCCGACGTCGTCTTCCAGATCCTGAAGAACCGGGACGGCGAGACGGCCAACGGCATGATCGTCGAGGTCGACTACGCCACCTGTCACTTCCGCAGCAAGCGGATGATGGGGGCAATCAACGGGGGAGGTCTCTCCTACTCCACCGACGGCACCATGGAAAGCCTGATCGCCTGAGCAGGTCCACACGTCTTTCACGAAACAAGGAGATCCAATGCAGCAGTACCTCGACCTGCTCGACCACATCATGACCACCGGAGTGGATCGTGGCGACAGGACCGGCACCGGTACCCGTGGGGTGTTCGGCTACCAGATGCGCTTCGACCTCGCCGACGGCTTCCCCCTGCTGACCACCAAGAAGCTCTTCACCAAGGGCATCATCGCCGAGCTGCTGTGGTTCCTGCGGGGTGAGACCAACGTCCGCAGCCTTCAGGCCGACGGCGTCCACATCTGGGACCAGTGGGCTGACGTCGATGGTGACCTCGGTCCTGTGTACGGCTCCCAGTGGCGCTCGTGGCCCAACGGCAAGGGTGGCACCATCGACCAGATCGCTCAGGTGATCGACGGGCTGAGGACCAACCCCAATGGTCGCCGCCACATCGTCACGGCGTGGAACCCCGCTGAGGTCCCGGACATGGCCCTGCCGCCGTGCCACCTGCTGTTCCAGTTCTTCGTGGCCAACAACAAGCTCTCCTGCCAGATGTACCAGCGCTCCGCCGACACCTTCCTCGGGGTTCCGTTCAACATCGCCAGCTACGCCCTGCTCACCCACATGGTGGCCCAGTGCGTTGGGCTGGAGGTCGGGGAGTTCATCCACGTGCTGGGGGACACCCACATCTACTCCAACCACTTCGAGCAGGTGAAGCTCCAGCTGTCCCGGACCCCGAGGAAGCTGCCGATCCTCCACCTCAACCCCAACGTCCGGGAGATCGGCAAGTTCACCCTCGCCGACATCGAGATCCTCGACTATGACCCCGAGCCGGGGATCAAGGCCCCAATCGCGGTCTGAGGTTCCTGAGGCGTATCAACAGGTATGGACGAATACGACAACGGTGAGGGGGGCCTTGAGGCCTTCTTCAGCATCCTCTACTGGATGAGCTACCTCCTCATCGTCATGCCGGTCACGTGGTTGGCCAAGAAGATCTGGAGACTGGATGCGTGACGTGGAGAGGGTCAACTGGCACGCCGACCTGCTGAATGTGGTCGACGAGCCGATGATCCTCTCCCTGCTCCGGTACGACATGGCCGCAGACCGGCAGATCGACCCCGACGGTGAGCTGGTGTCGTCCTACCTGCTGGGCTCCGACCTGCACGCCCCGATCATCGACCTCGACTTCCCTTTCACTGTGATCTCCGGCTCCGACGGTCGTCGTTACCTTGCCATCACCGTTTCCCAACAGTTAGACCCCAACTCCTGTATTAGGCTACGGACCAAGGTAGGGGTACTTTTGGTGCATGAGCTGTGGAGAAGGTTGTTTGGAGCCCGGGTGTCCGAATCCAGTCCGAGCTAATGGCTGGTGCCATGGCCACTACATGCGTGAGTTCAACAGGAAGAAACGCCCCCAGAGATTTTGCAACTTCCCTGAGTGTGACTCTCCCGTTGAGTACCGACAGGGCCGGGTTCTGCGGTGTGAGGTACACCGAACAGCCTGTCGTGTCGTGGGATGCGACCGCCCGAAATACCGTGGTGATTTCTGCACAAGACACCGTTCACGGATACGGGCCTCCGGGGAGCCGGGTGAGGCAGAGAGTCGGACTGAGGATCGGACCTTCAAAGTGTCTCCTGACGGCACGGTCTGGAGGTTGTCCGATGAGGGCTACGTGTACCGGATGGTGTGGGTCGCACGCCGGAAGTACCAGTACGTCTGGGAGCACCGGGAAGTCATGGAACTGCACCTCGGGAGGCCCCTCAGGGATCCAGAGAATGTCCACCATCTCAACGGACAGAAGTCAGACAATCGAATCGAAAACTTGGAACTCTGGTCGTCACAGCAGCCCCCCGGCCAGCGGATCATCGACAAAGTCATGTGGGCTAGGGAGATCTTGGATCTCTATGAGGAAGAGGTGATTCATGATTTACATCGAAATGACCGAGCAGATGTCGCTCGTGCCTAGTACCACTGAGGGTCATGGGCATCTCTACATCGACGTCCCCGTAAGCCGGACCAAGATGATGTGGCTTCTCTGGAGCCTGAGACTCTGTTCCGTGATCGAGCAGGGCAACTTCTGGTGGTCCCTGCGCCGGGGAGGCACCTTCGTCCGCAGGCCCGGGATCGCCAAGACCGATGCCGAGAACACCCACTACTCGTACGGGATGTTCTTCAAGCTGAGGAAGCGCAGTCGTGGAACGAGCTGAGCTGCTCAAGACTGCCAACGAACGGGTCTCGATCACCGCAGCGTGCAACATGATCGGGATGAACGTCAGCGACTACGCCGCCGCCTCGATGAAGGTCTACTGCCCCTTCGGTGAGATCTTCCACCAAGACGGCGGCATGTCGAAGTCGATGCGGATCTACACCGAATCCAACAGCGCCTTCTGCTTCGCCGGGTGTGGCTACTTCGACCCGGTCAAGCTCATCTCCACCAAGCGGGACATCCCCGAGGAGGCAGCGGCGGAAGCCCTGCTGGAGGAGACCGGCTACGTCGCCCCGAACTATCAGGACCAGTGGGATGCGCTGATGTCGGAGAAGCCGGTGGTCAACACGGCGGACTTGGCCGAAGCCCTCAAGGTCGCGTGCTCCAGAATGGTTCCCAACTGGGAGGAACGGCAGTTCGATGAGCTGGTCTCCCACAAGCTCGCCCAGTGCCTTGATCTCCTGCGCAAGGTCCACACCGATGACGACGCCACGAACTGGTTGGACGTCACCAAGAAGGTCATGAAGGCAACGATGAAGGCAACGGCATGAGCACGGGAGAGAAGCTGGGCAACCTCCCTCAGCTGTCCGGGTGGGTCAACCTCACCGAGGCCGCAGAGATCTTGGGCATCTCCCGGCAGCACGCCTATCGCCGAGCCCGGCTGGCTCACGAAGGCAAGGCAGGGGGCTGGAAGACGGTGTGTCGCATTGGCACCAAACCCAGCTATGTGGTAGCTCTCTCCGAGCTACAGGATGAACTGGAATCTTCAAGGCAGTAATCGTGCTGATAGTTGCATATGACACCCGTCCGGACTAGGGTCATTCCTAGCTTCTCTCCCGTTGCGACTACGTCGGTTGATCAGATACACTTGCACCGCAGCTGGAGGGCTCACGCCCTCCACCTCCTGCCTAAGTTGACCGCTTAGCGAACGACGGGTTCCTTCACCGGGGCCCGTCGTTCGACGTTTCAGGGGAACTAGCGGTCAACCATTCGGTCAATGCAGGAGGATCTTGTGCTCAGAACGTCCCTCACTCCCCGGGTCGCTTACACGTTCATCGACAACAGGGTGATCTTCGGGGGTGGACTCCTCACCGGCACTCGTGAGCCATCGAAGTATCCCGACTTCGTCCCCACCACCTACACCGAGCTGTTCGACCACTACTACGCCTACGTCTCCACCCTCGTCTTCAAGTCCGGCATCGACGATCAGAACGTGGAGGACGTGACCATGTCCATCCTCTCCAAGTTCTTTGAGAACGACGTGCTGTCCGACTTCGACCCCACCTTCACCTCCCACTACAACGGCGTCACCCGCAAGGCCGTCTTCCGGACCTTCCTGTCCGGCTTCGTGAAGATCTACGTCCGCCACTACAGGGACCGCCAGCAGATCAACAAGCAGCGCAGCGCTATCTCCGCCGACGCCCTCGTGTGTGCAAACATTGGTTCGTGTTCCGAAGTGACGTGGATGGAACTCAACGGGCCCTCCTTGGTGGACACCTACGACGACCTCGAAACCACCGACCTGATCAACACCGTCAGGTCCCATCTCCGGCAGATGGCCAAGACCAAGGAACGCTGCCCCCTGACGGATCTCTTCGAGGCCACGCTGGTGCACGCCAATCTCTACGGCAAGCCGATGGTCGACTCTCTCGCCGAGCAGTTCGGGGTCTCCGAGACCACCGTCCGGAACCGCCTCTCCCAGCTCCGCACTGAGATCCACGAGGCCTGCGCCGAATGATCAAGATGCCCGTCACGGTGCTGGGCATGTTCGAGGATCTGCCTGCGATCTCCCTGTTCGTCGGCCCGGCGTCAGTGGGCAAGTGGACGGTGGCCGAAGCCCTCGGTCGACGCTTCTACAACTCCTTCGGTGTGATCAGGGTCCGGGCCCTCACCATGGACGCCGCCCGGGACCTCACCATGCTGTCCACCTTCGCCACCCCCCGGCTGGTCATCATCCGGCTCACCCGGTCCACCGACGCTTCCCAGAACGTGCTGTTGAAGACGCTGGAGGAGTGCTCGACCACAGCCACCAAGTTCATCCTGATCGACACCGAGCTGCCACCTGAGACGATCACCAGCAGGTGCACGGTCTACCGGTTCCCCCTGCTCACCGACGCGGCTGTGGAGGAGATCCTGCTGAACCGGAACTTCAGTGCGGTCGAGGCCAAGAAGCTGGCACTGGCTGCCGGGGGCCAGATGCGCAACGCCCTCAACCGGGGGGACATGGTCGACGACAAGCAGCTTGTGCTGACTGCCCTGCGTGCGATCATCGAGCGGGACTCTGACACTCTGGACGACCTCGCAGCGAAGTGGGGGGACCCACACTCGGCGCTCATGGTGACGCTGTGCACCGAGGCCATCTCCGGACGGTACCGGATCTTCAACTCCGAGGAGATCGAGGGCATCGGCAGGAAGCTGCCCTTGCGGATCCTGATCGCACTGGGTCCCGCGATCCGTCCGAGGCTGGTCGTACGCTCCAGTCTGATGGGTGTCCTGAGGAGCGCGCTGTGAGCGAAGAGCTGTGTGAGAAGACCGACATGCCCAAGTATTCGTGCGCCCACTGTCAGGGCATCAAGGAGGAACCCGTGGCTGTTTTCGGAAACGCTGACGTGCAGGAGTTCGAGCTGATCGGACGGCGCTTTCAGGCTGTGTACGGCGGGGTGTGCACGATCAACTTCGACCACCTCGTCAAGCGCAACGACTGGGTCTCCAAGGTCCAGTTCGCCGACAACCCGATGCTGCCGGTGAGCGGTGTGGCCTGCGCCCAGTGCGTCCGGGTCCTGCCTCACGCCTGATGGCCACCTTCAGCGTTTGGATCACCGGGGTCAAGAAGAACCCAGAGCCCCGGCAGATCACGTGGGTGTGCGGGCCGGAGATCGTGCTGGTCGAGGAGGTCGTCAACCACGTCTCCGAGTTCCTCGCTCCCGAGCCGTGGAACCGGGTGAGCCTCGTGGCCGGAGAAGATTCTGAGCGGTCCATCTGGGCGGCTCTGGACCAGCACCCGATGGACACCTCACCCCGGCTGGTGGTGGTCCGCCACGTCGAGAAGATCCACGAGTGGGACAGGTTCGTCCAGTGGGTCAAGGACCGCTCACGCAACCCCCGGACCTACGTGGTCATGGTCTCCTCCGAGGCCACCGTTCCGAAGACCGAGCCGACCCCGGAGGAGCGCAGACACGGTACCCGACCGGAGCCCCTCCCGCACATAGCCTGTATCGGCACCAAGGGCCACGTGGTGGAGTGCAAGCCGTTCACCTCCGCGACCGCGCTGCGCTCCGTGGAGTGGGTCAGGTCGAAGGCCCCCATGCGGGACGGGATCGCCCGCCACCTGCTCACCAGATCGAACTGGGACCTGCGGCTGGTCAGGGACACCTGCCTCAAGCTGGCGGTGTTCCCCGGTGAGATCACCATCTCGGTGATCAACGCAATGATGGCCGAGCAGCCCCGGGACAGCTTCACTGACGCCCTGCTGGCACTGGACCGCAAGACCGCCCTGCTCGCCGCCGAGACGATCCCGCGTGACGAGATCGGGAGGATCATAGGACTGCTGGACGCCAAGCTCGACAAGGCCGGGATGATCCACGACATGCAGTCCGACCACCGCTCCCCCGGGGACATGGCCAAGGCGCTGGGTCCGCAGGCGTTCCTGTTGACCGAGCTGATCAAGGTCTCCAAGCACTACGACGCCAAGCGCAGGCTGTCGATCCGCAAGACCCTCGCCGTCGCCGACGAGGCGTACCGCTCCGGGCAGACAACCGGCCTACTGGAAGTCGTGGTGGCATTTTGGTAAAAATCTGTTCTAAGTGTGGCGTCCCCAAGCCTCTGGGCTCACTGGAGTTCTACCGGAACGTGGACTCCAAGGACGGCTATCGGTCGGACTGCAAGGCCTGCTGTCGAGTCGATGTCATGGGTCCTCGGATGGCTCAGCAGGAGGACAAGCGGGCGTACATGCGGTCCTACAACGTGGTCAACGCCGACAACCTGAGGCACGCCTACCTCCTGCGGAACTACGGAATCTCGCTGGAGCGCTACGTCGAGATGTTCGACGCGCAGGAGGGCCGCTGCTCGATCTGTCAGCGCACCCAAGCTAAGGCATTGGCCGTCGACCACGACCATGCGTGCTGCCCCGGCAAGCGCAGTTGTGGGAGGTGTGTCAGGGGCCTCTTGTGCTCAAGATGCAACGTCGCGCTGGGGAACTTTCAGGATGATCCGTCGATCATGGAACGAGCAATCGCTTACGTCACTGCGGCAGGGCTGTCGTGAGGCGTATCAACAGGAGAAGCACCCCGCAGATCAAGGAGAACTGATATGGACTGGGCAACGTACTGGACATGGATCTGGCAGGCCTGCTTGGCACTGACGATCCTCGCCATCCCGACCACCTTCTTCGTCGGAGCTGTCGGGTCGGCGGTGGCAACCAGCATCAAGAAGGTGGCCTTGGCCAAGCAGGACAATCAGGCCGTCCTCGAAGCTGCCACCTTCACTTCACGACCGTTCTCCTCCAGTCCTCAGCGGTGACCAGCCGCAACTACGGAGCCCTCCGGGAGGCTTACGGGTCCAAGGGAGCGGTCTCCTTCATCGACCGGATCACCGCCAGCGGCAAGCCCTTCGACTTCGACATCGAAGCGGGCTACACCGGGGACGACAAGAAGGGTGTCTCCCTCCAGCAGTTCCACCCCGACTACATCGTGGTCGGCATCTCCTTCACGGTCTCCACCGAGTGGGCCCGATACATCCCCATCGCCCACGACGACGGTGGCAACATCGACGACATCATCCCGGTGGCACGCGCCTTGTGGCGGATGCTGAGCAGTGGTCAGGGCGTCGCCCACAACGCTGCCTACGAACTCAAGGGCCTGTCCCGGTGGTTTCGTGAAACGCTCTGGAACGACGAGGAGCTGGGCCCGGAGATCCGGCGCACCAAGGGCATGTTCCCGATCCTCGCGGACACCATGCTGCTGGTCTGGCTCGCCGCCTGCTACGACCCCATCGGGGTCGGCAAGGACCTGAAGTCCGTGGCCAAGGCTGCGTTCAACATGGACATGACGCACTTCGACGACCTGTTCACCACGAACGATCCCGATCTGGGCCCGCTCATGCGCAAGGGAGGCAAGCCGTACATCCGGTTCAACACCCGCAACGCCTACAGCCCCAAGGTCATCGAGTACGCCTGCGAGGACTCCGTCGGGTCGCTCCTCATTTTCGAGAAACACTACGAGGCCCTCAAGGACACGTTCATCTTCAAGACCGAGATGGCCCTGCTCCCGGGACTGGTGGAGATGGAGGCCGGGGTCATCGACCCGGAGACCGGGGTCGCCTCCGGCAACATGTTCTTCCACTGGCCCAACGTCCGCAAGAAGTCGGCAGAGGCCCTGCGCTTCGCCGTCCTCATGGGGGAGGAGATTCAGGACCAGCTGGGCAAGCGCCTGAACCGGACCATCAACATCAACCTGAACTCGGTGCCACAGCTGGCCAAGGTCCTGTTCGATGAGAAGCCCGACGGGCTCGGCCTGCCGATCAAGATGCGCTCGGAGAAGACCGGGGCACCCAGCACCAGCGACGACGCCCTGAAGGTGATCGCCAAGTCCGACCCGATCATCAAGATGATCCTTGAGTACCGGCAGGTGGTGAAGCTCAACGGCTCCTACCTGACCAAGTTCATCAACGAGATGGGCTACGCCGGGACCGGCTACGTGTTCCCCAACCACAACCAGTTCGGAGCCCTCACCGGGCGGCTGTCGGTGGATCAGGTTAGCTACCAGCAGTGGCCCAAGCCTTACCACTTCCAGCTGCTGTCGGGGCTCACCTTCGACCTCAACTTCCGGGACCTGTTCATCGCCCCCGAGCACTTCCGGATCGTCGGCTTCGACTACGCCAACGTGGAGATGCGGATCGCCGGGGCCCTGTCCGGTGAGCGCAAGATCATCGACGCCTTCAACAACGGTCTCGACCTCCACAAGTCCACCGCAGCCGCCACCTTCAAGGTCGCCCTCGACGACGTCACCAAGAAGCAGCGGCAGTCGGCCAAGACCCTGAACTTCGCCACCCTCTTCGGGTCCGGGGCAGGCAACATCGCCGAGATGCTGACCAGCCCCTCCGACCCGGTCACCAAGGAGGACGCGGAGAAGATGCTGGCGGACTACTTCGCCGGGTACCCTGCGCTGGCCAACTGGATCGCCACCCAGCAGGCCACAGGCCGGGAGCAGAAGTGGGTCAAGACACACTTCGGCAGGGTCTACACGATCTGGGAGCACTACCAGCCCAAGGAGTGGATCAAGGCCAAGGGCGACCGGATGGCTGTCAACGCACCGATTCAGGGCACCGCCGCCGACATCCTCAAGATCGCCATGGTCCGGGTCCAGAAGGCCATCAAGGAGGCCGGGCTCGAAGACCTGATCCGGATGACCCTGACCGTCCACGACGCGCTGGAGTTCCTCGTCCACGAGTCCATCACCACCAAGCAGGTCATTGACCTCGTCGAGCCCTGCGTCAACTTCCCGGTCCCCGGCTTCCCGCTGGAGATCCGCGCCGACTGGCATGAGGGCTACCAGTGGGGTGCACAGGCCGAGGTCCGGCTCAACGAGGACAAGACGATCAAGGGCTACGACATCGAGGTGGAGCTGCCGTGGTTGAAGGAGGCCCACTACTGGGAGGGTGACTCCCTGCACGCGGTGCTGGACCAGTACTACGCGTGGGAGGAAGGCTTCTTCGGCTTCTCCGCGTCCTACTACGCCACCCGCAACCCTGACTTCGTCCTGCCCGACCACACAGTGGTACCTGAGCAGCCCGAGGCTGCCGCTGTGGAGCCTGAGGAGGAGGATCCGGGGTGGTTCCACAGTGCCGAGCACAACGCGGCCCTGCTGCCCCCCAAGACCGCCACAGTGACCATCTCCGAGATGCCTGACGAGGTGCAGTGGCTGAAGTTCACCACCTACCTCGACTTCCGGCAGGGCGTGGACACGGTCAAGGTCGAGACCCCCGAGGGAGTAGTCACTCTCGATGGCACCTTCCGGATCACCCCGGAGGACCAGCCCGCGATCAGTCTCATCCTCGGAGGGGCTGGTCTGGTGGTCGCCGAGGACACCACCGACGCCGACAACGTGATGGCAGGGATGCTGCTGTGAGCAACGAGTCCGACTTCGAGGCCCAGATCTTGGCGTGGGTCACTGAGGCGCTGGAGCTTCGCCATGGCGCTGCGGGGGATCCCAAGGGCAGGCTGCGTGGCGCTGAGCAGGAGAGCATCGCGGAGATGACCGACCTGCTGCGGCGGGTCAGGGCACGCTCTGATCGGATCGACGAGCTGCTGAGCAAGGTCACCCTCGCCCGGGGCCGGGCACGCAGGGCCAAGGAGGAGGCAGCCTTCGCCGCTGATCAGGCGCTCATGCAGGCCACCCAGATCAGGGCGGGCAGCCGGGTCGAGTTCTCCTCCGCAGCAGAGCGTGCAGCCGACGCCAAGCTGGACTCATTTAATGAAAGAAGAGTGGCCTATCTTAGGGACAGATTGGTGTCCGTAACTAATGACAGTTATGAGGTCATTTCCCAGATCCACTGGCAGCTGGATGCCATCCGCAAGGACCTCCGCGCAGCCCTTCATGCACTCCAGTTCGAGTCATCTCTCGAAAGGTGAGTTTTGTCAGTGCTGATCCGTATCATCAGTTGTAGCCATTGAGTCCGGAACAATCCGGCTCCCGGGAAACAGAAGGAACGTCAGATGCCCAGAGTCACTTTCGAGGAAGAGAACAGGGTCGCAGTCACGAACTACGACTACCCGAAGCTCAAGCTCAAGAACGGCGAGCGCGCTCGCATCCTCGTCGGGCTGGAGAACCCCGTCATGGAGTTCGTCCACACCCTCCGCAAGCCGCAGATCATCAACGGTGTCCCGCAGATGGAGACCAAGGAGCGCAAGGACAAGTCCACCTACGAGGACTACAAGACCGACTTCATCACCAAGGCCATCTGCCTCGGTGATGCGGAGATCCTGAAGACCGTCGGCGCAGACCCGAAGAACTGCCCGATGTGCAAGCTGGCCAAGGACTTCCCGGACTACGCGCAGGAGCCGCAGCGCCGCTACGCCATGCACATCATCCGGTACCGCACCAAGGCGGGAACCACCAACCTCCAGACGCCGTACTCGGTCGAGGTCCTCGTGTGGGGCTTCGCGGACAAGGTGTTCAACAAGCTGATCGACGCCAAGAAGGAGTGGACCGACCTGCGCAAGCACGACCTGCTGCTCGGCCCGTGCACCAGCGAGAACTTCCAGCAGTTCGACATCGCTGTCGCCTCCAATGCGGAGTGGCTCCTCGATCCCACCAAGGAGCGTCAGAAGACGACCGCCCTCTCCTTCAAGGAGAACCAGATCCCGGACCTGTCCATCGCCTGTGGCTCGCCCAAGCAGCCGCAGTGGATCGCTCAGGACATCGCCGCCGTCATGGAGGCGTGGGCACAGGTCAAGGGTGCCACCGTCGTGGAGGCATCCACGGAGGGTCTGGACGCCGACCTCAGCGGCCTGCTGGATGGCATCGGCGGGGAGTCCATCTCCGATGATGAGGTCAACCTCGACACCGGGGAGCTGCTCGATGAGCTGCCTGACGTCATGACCGACGACCTGTTCTCCGGCGTCGGCGACGACGCTGCTGAAGAGGCCACCGAAGAGCCGGTCGAAGAGTCCTCCGATGACCTCCTTGCGGGGCTGGAGGAGACCGTGGTGGAGGAGCCCGTCAAGAAGGCTCCGGCCAAGGCAGCTGCCAAGCCAGCCGCCAAGGCTGCCGCTCCGGTCGAGGAAGCCGTCGACAACTTCGACGACCTGCTCAACGGACTGGTGTGAGCCTGATCCTCTCGGTCGACCTTGCCGCCAAGCTCTCCGCAGTGATCCTGCGGAGGGCTGGTGGTGGGGCCGGTGACGGCATCGTCACTGAGTTCGACTCCCGGGACAAGACCCCCCTGCGCTTCCTGCAAGAGATTGCGATCTATGCCAAGGACGCCGACATGGTGATCGTGGAGGACGTGCCCTACGGCATCTCCAACCAGTCGATGATCAAGCCCGTGGTCCGGTTGCAGGGCGCGCTGTGCGCCTACCTGACCGCCAAGGGCTGCCTCGACAAGACCCTCTTCATGTCCCCGTCCGTGTGGATGCGGGACTACCCCGGGACCCAGACGGCGACCACCAAGGGATTGTCGAAGTCGGCTTCCGACAAGGAGCGTATCGAGACCGCAAGAACCCACGCCGAAAGGCTGGGGTACACACCCCCCGATCTCGTTTCTGAATACGTCGCCACCCTGCCGGAAGGCAAGAAGGTGCTGAAGAAGAACACCGCGATCTTGGAGAAGTCAATGACCGATTACGTCAGCGCCTTCCTGATGGCCGAGTTCAGCCGAGCATTCACATTCGAGGAGCTGCTGGCCAAGCCCGGCGTCTCCCTCGCAACGTTGTAGGAAAGAGAAATGGCCGTCGCAAAACCGAAGGTCTCAGGTCTGGCCCTGCTGTTGGCCCAGTCGGAGAAGAAGTTCAACCTCGCCGTGGGCACGCTCGATGCCATCGCCACCGATACCCTGTTCATCTCCACCGGGAACATCGCCATCAACCACGCCATCGGTGGCGGCGTCCCCATGGGCCGCACGGTGGAGTTCTACGGGCCTCCCAGCTCAGGCAAGACCACACTGGGCATCCAGACCGCCGTGGAGATGCAGCGAGTCATCATGAGCGGGGGGGACCCCTCCCGTGGGATCGGCCCGGACGACTCGATCATCTACCTCGACTTCGAGCAGGCCTTCGACGCCGGGTACGCCCATGCGCTGGGGCTCGACACCAGCCACAAGTCCTTCCTCTTCGGCCAGCCCGACATGCTGGAGGAGGGCGCGGACTTCCT